TTAAGTAGGAAATACCTGTACTTCAATACTGTTAGGATGGGTAGGAGGTACAAAACACCCGTACCCGTAGTAAGAATAGCCAATATGCTGTTCTATTAGGATACGATTTTCAATTACAATAGGATGCGTGTATCCTGCTCTGTTTGAGTAGGATGTGCAGATACTATTCACCCTGCCATTAGGGAAAATTTGGACAATCCCAGCACATACCCGTGGGTTGCATAAGAAAAACGGTGTGCAGTAAGGGTAGGCGTAGTCATGCAGTACCTTGTGACACTACCTCGTGCTATGACCTTGCCAGTAGCCTTAGCTGTATAAAATTTAGGGTAATAGGATGCGTTTGGTTCTATTGCCGTACGTTGTGTACGATGTGTACCCTTTAACTGGGAGAAATTTATGTCAGAAGCATTTAGCGGTAAAGTTGGTCAAGCTGTTCAGGATAGGATTGAGTTGGTAGTAGGATTAGCCGAGGATTTGCATATATTTGACTTTGATTGCGATGATGTAACTCGTGAAGTAATCCCGCATCAAAGTTATGACGGGTTCATCAGCCTCAACTTGGGGGGCTTTACCCTGTCGTCGTGGTTTTACAATTATGGTAGTGGGCGATTCTTGACAAAGTTGCAGCGTGAGTGGAGTTACGGTATGGAGAAGATGTGCCTTACCGATTTTGCGAGGGATTATCCTGGCGAAGAGTTTGATGCGTACAGTAGGGAGTACATGGATGAAGGTACCTTCATCCAGTTCCGTTGTTACGTTGATGACGACGGTTGGGTTCAGGTTGACCTGTGCATCTGTTACAAGGATTCTCCTTACTACCGTTCGCAATACTTCGAGGTGATAGCGGATGTGACGTTGAGTGAAGAGAGGTTCATGCGTTTGAGACCTGAGGCGATTATCCGCTGGATTGAGTGTTGTTACCGTAAGGCTTAGGAGAATTAAAATGGCTGTATATGAAGTAAATTTAGAAACGAACGTAGCACCGTTCAATGTGGTAAAGATGGATGAACCTTTCATTATTGGTGACGCAACGTTCATACCTGATTACAGGTTTCATTTGGTAGTAAGTGTGGAGTTTCCAGATGATGTGACTGAGGCGGACGTGTGGAGGTATTGTGTCGCTCATCTTGAGGAATCACTCGTACTAACGAACGAGTCTGTGTTTGAGGAGTGGCTGGACGAGTACGAGTTATTTCCATTGGGTTCACTGGTTGCAACTCGTGGGATTGCTGATTCGGGGGTTGACTTTTTAGATTATGTAGTGAGGCACAGTGTTGGTGATTGGGGTGATGGGTGTCGGGATGACCAAGAGTTGAATGAGGATGGGCTGTTGAACAACGATAGGATTATGTCTGTTTACAGGTTCACCCCCATTGGTACGATTTGGGTAATCACTGAGTGGGACAGAAGTGTCACGACAGTGTTATTACCTGAAGAATACTAGGATGTAAGCGGTAAGCCCCCAAATTCCTTGTGGGGTTCTTAAAAAGAATTACCGTGGTGTATCAGGAATCTCGCCGTTCAATGGCAAGGCGTTTATTGAATTGGTCAAGATGTATGGTAACAAAAAGACAGGAGGCGGTGGACTGGTCAGACAAATCGACGGTAAGCACATGAATGGTGCTTGCAGCCCAGCAACGGTAAGAATTATGTGGCGGATGTGAAACTTAGGCACTTCAAGAACAGGTTAGTTCGTGTTGTAGGGTATACACACCAGTGGTTGAAGGGGTTATTACAGGCTTCTGTTGACACGGTGGAAGACGTTCAGGGTAAAACTGCCTGAGGAGCCTGTTGGTATGCCCTAATCAGTCGGATAAGGATGTGCAGTGTATATCCTGTGATGGTCAGAAGGCGAATGTGCATGGTTTAACGCATAAGCAGAACAAGTATCGTAAGTTTAAATTGGAGGTAGTAGCATGAACAAATTAAGATTTCATTTGGCATCGGGTAAAAACTTCATGAAGTGGCAAGTGACTGAGGGTTCTAAAGTCAGCTATTTTGACCCTGACTCAACCCAGTTTAGGATGACGGGTTGCGAGTTAAAAAACAATCGTAACGTTGCAAACAAGATTTATGGTGGGGAGAACAAAAGGGTGTGTGCTTACGTCCAGTTCCAAACAATCGAGATTCTTAAATCACCTGTTCCTGTGGGTACAAAAATCTCGTACAACCCGAGACGTAGACCCTACTGGTGTATTGAAGAATTGGGGACGAGTATGGATAACATGATTCTAATGGAGTTATTTTCGAGTGGCAGTGGTGTGTTTTTACCTGGAGAAGCGAAATGAGTACATATAACACAGTTGTGTTTGTAACGACCAAGAGTGTGGCAACAGACATCAGGTTGGAAATGTTGACAACTGCGGACAAGGTGGAGAGCAATCAAGCGTGTTCGGTGTGGACATGGGATTGGATTGAATCAAATCAGTTGAAACCACTTTGTAACTGGATGATGGATAACTGGGCATTGGAGGAGCATTTCCTGTTCCTGCGAACAGGGGAAAGCGATACAGATGTTGAAGTATCTGGGTTGTATGACTGTGGTTACAGGATTGGAATCATTCCGCCTGACTTTGATTACGCCGATATGTTGCTATATCTTGTGGATTCTGAGTACAACTCGTTTTTGGAGCTACGGGAAGAGGGTTTAAGCCACGAACAAATTGCAGCAGCAGGGTTGGCGGATGAAGACATCAGTCACATCTGGAAAACCGCCAGGTTAAAGCTGGATAAGTTTTACGCTTAAAATTTAGGGTCTAGCTCATGGGATGTATACCTGTGAGCTACTCCCTACGTTTTGTAGGAAACATACATAAAATAATTAAATTTTTGTGTATGTACTTTGAATTAACTTGGAGAATTAAGATGGCTGCAATATCGTTTCATGCTTTGGGTGCGTATGTTGGTGGAACTTGCGTGACAAAAGAGTTTGATTTGGACGAATACTCAGATTACTACGATTTTGCGGAAGCTCGCGAAAATTGGTTGGAATCAATTGGTGAAGAAGAATGGATTGTGTGTGATTACGAAGGTGTGCCAAGCCAGTATGTTTCAGAGTACGACCTAGACCCTGCCTTCTTCGACTTCCGTGCTGTGGTGGAAGAAATGGGTAATGATGAGGAGTTAGTTGAGGCAGGGTTGGATTGTGATGTGCCTCTTGACAAGATTGCAGAGGCGTACTGCGGTAAGTACCGAAGTTTGGAGGATTACGCTTACGACTTCCTTGTTGAGGTTTACGACCTAGACAGCCTCCCCCACCTTATCACCTGTCACATTGATTGGGAAGGTGTGGCGCGAGATTTGAGTCAGGAAGTGAGTTTTGAAAATGGTTATGTGTTTTCGGGGGGTTGGTAATGAATGGGAATTGGGATGAGTATCGTAAATCAATGCAGCTTGTAAAGATGGTGGCATCCATGTCACCTGAAGACAAAATTAGAGCTTCTGAGGCTGTTAAAGAGGCAGATATTGCACGGTTGATGCGTGGCACGACTGTGCAAAAAGAGTTGAAACGAATTAGGGGGACACATTCAGGGAAGGTGAAAACCTTCTTGAGTGCGTTAAGCGAATGTAAGTTCGCACAATCAGGTGTGGATGTTTTATTTAACAAAGGGGTAAAGGTATGAGTGCGTTATTGGCAGTTATGTGTTTGGTGTTAGTGTTTGTGATTTTTGAGGGGATTTATGCGTTAGAGCGTCAACGTTCCTCAAACCTGAGAAACAAGGTGTTTCAAGCAATGCGGGTAAACCGTGCGTTAAGAAGGGGGTTGTCATGAGTGCTTACGACGATTTCAAGAATGCACAGCTCGCTTATGATTACATGAGTGAACCAGAATGGGATGACGAAGAACGTGAAGAAGACGACCATTTCGATGAACCTGAGTGGGAAGAGGATTTAAACGCAGAATGTGCGTGGTAGTTAAGAGTTGAGATTGGTGCTACTTGAGTAATCAGGTGGCACTGACCTACGCTTTTTAGTAGGATTAACCCAATTGTATACTGACGGTATACTACAATAACTTTATCGGAGATTTAAGATGTCACAAGCATTAACATTTAATGGCAAAACTTTACACCCAGTTTCACACAACAATGAAATGTGGTTCACTGCGGCTGATTTGTCAAGAGCTTTGGGTTATGAGAAAGAAACTGCTGCAACCCAAATTTACGCCAGAAACAAGGGGGAATTCCTCGAAAGTATGTCAGTTGTGCTACACCATCAAATTGAGGGAGGTAACGAGCTAAACGGAAAATGTAAAGTGGGCTGCGGCACTCAATCTGAGTATCTAGGCGAATCTCGTGGCCTCCAGAAAATGACAAGAATTTTCAGTCTTCGTGGTTGTCACCTAATCGCTATGTTTGCAAAGACAGTAATTGCCAAGCAGTTTCGAGTTTGGGTGTTAAATTTGATTGAGGGAAAGGTTCCTGAACCTGCGTACGGGTTGAAAGAAACCTTGGCTACAATTTCCGTACACAGTTATAGCGGAATTGAAGTGCTTGAGAAGAATGACTTTTTCAAGGTATCTCAGTTATGTTTAAAACAGGGGCGGTTTGCACAAGATTTTGTGGGTCAAAAACGTTATAAGCTAATGATGTCAAAATTCCCTGCGGCAAAAGTAGCGACGCACGGAGCTGAAAGAGGTACTTGGGTTCATAGGGGCGTGTTTGTCCCATTAGCTTATTGGTTGTCACAGGATTGTGGCGATTGGGCGAGGGACTTGGTTGAGAAAAGCAATCCTGCCCCCGTCGTAACCAGCATTACATTAGCGGATTACATGACGAAGGTAATGCCTGAAGTTTTGAGAGCGTTTGGCGTGGACAAGAATTATGCTCGTGGTTTCTTAGTGTAGGATGTAGCACCAACTTGTACAGCCTAATTCTGGGCTGTACCCAACTTAAATTGGAGAGTAAAGATGAGAAAAGAACCTTTAAAAATTCACCGACATGGTGGATTCCTCGAAAGTATGTCAGTTGTGCTACACCATCAAATTGAGGGAGGTAACGAGCTAAACGGAAAATGTAAAGTGGGCTGCGGCACTCAATCTGAGTGTCTAGGCGAATCTCGTGGCCTCCAGAGAATGACAAGAATTTTCAGTCTTCGTGGTTGTCACCTAATCGCTATGTTTGCAAAGACAGTAATTGCCAAGCAGTTTCGAGTTTGGGGTGTTAAATTTGATTGAGGGAAAGGTTCCTGAACCTGCGTACGGGTTGAAAGAAACCTTGGCTACAATTTCCGTACACAGTTATAGCGGAATTGAAGTGCTTGAGAAGAATGACTTTTTCAAGGTATCTCAGTTATGTTTAAAACAGGGGCGGTTTGCACAAGATTTTGTGGGTCAAAAACGTTATAAGCTAATGATGTCAAAATTCCCTGCGGCAAAAGTAGCGACGCACGGAGCTGAAAGAGGTACTTGGGTTCATAGGGGCGTGTTTGTCCCATTAGCTTATTGGTTGTCACAGGATTGTGGCGATTGGGCGAGGGACTTGGTTGAGAAAAGCAATCCTGCCCCCGTCGTAACCAGCATTACATTAGCGGATTACATGACGAAGGTAATGCCTGAAGTTTTGAGAGCGTTTGGCGTGGACAAGAATTATGCTCGTGGTTTCTTAGTGTAGGATGTAGCACCAACTTGTACAGCCTAATTCTGGGCTGTACCCAACTTAAATTGGAGAGTAAAGATGAGAAAAGAACCTTTAAAAATTCACCGACATGGTGGATTCCCTTATGTGATTGCTGAGGCTTATGTTCGCCTTGTTGCGGAGGAAGCAGGCTTAATTGTGGGTAAGTCAGTAAGATATGTGCATAACGGTCTTACCCAAGCCTGGGTGTTTCAGATTGGTGAGTTATCGGAAGATGGTGTAGCGCAATTGATGTTAAGAATGTTAGCTACAGAATCTTGTCATTTTGGTATTTAAATTGGAGAGTAGAGATGAGAATGTTTAGATGGTATGCGGAGTATTTACCGAACCCTTTTAGTAAAACATCAGGAATTCACAGCAGGGTAGGTTATGTTTATGGTCCTCGTGGGCAGTGTGTTGAGGTTCGGTGGTCAAGTGAGGGGCATTTTAACACTCGGGTTAATTGGGAGTATTTGCGCTTGGAAGGCGAGATGCTGTGGGTGTTACAGGAAGTTGCTAGACTGCTGCAATCGGATTTTGGTGTGATGGGGTTTGATGCTCGAATGGAAGCCTTAGCCGAAAGGGGCTATGTTAAAAAGGGTTCTTTCTTTGTGTTGGAGGTGTGAGATGGGCTGGTTAATTGGCTGGAATTCAAGAAGTGAAGTGATTAAACACTTGAATGAGGATGTAGGTACAGGCTGTACACTTGTTAAGTCTTGCATCAAAGGGAGTACACAGTGGCAAGTAATTGACACGCCAGAAGGTCGTTACATTGCCTGCAACTTGATTGGTGGTAGTAAGGATGGGTATGGGTACAAGGATATGTGTGAAGGTATGAACCCGTATCAGTATTCATGTCCCCTCGCTTATCTGGACATCACCCCTGTAGCAAGCGAGGAATGGCGCGTAGAAGTCAGGAAATGGCATGAGACACAGAAAGGTAAGTCAAAGTCGTGGCTGTTGACTGTGGGGGATTCTTCAAGGCAGTATAACTGGGCAAAGAAGTACAGTGAGGATGTGGTAAGGGAACATTTCAAAAAGTCCATGGGTGACACCGAATTTAAATTGGAGGCGGTAAAATGAAAAAGAAGAGAGCAATGTATGCAGGTTACAACGGAAGTCCTTGGAAAGCGTATGACTTTACCCCTTGCCTGAACACAGGTGAAAGGGATTTCACACGGGATTGTGATGAAGTTTGGTGTGTTTACGTCCACTTCAATCCTGTAGACAAGTCAAGGCAAGGGGTAAAGCACCTCACTTACCTGCGAAGTGAGGGGTTGCATTTTGGTGACAAAGCGTGGGTTGAGAAGGCAGTGTATTGTGAAGTGGAGGCGTTATGAAAAGGTACGCAGTGATTTATCGAACGAACAAGTGGGTACAGACGAACGATGCACTTGTTGTGTATGACGAGGTAAAGAAAGGGCGTGTGGCGGAGGTTGTAGATCGTCACAACAACTATTTGGTAAAGAAAGGAGCTGTCACGTTGTATGGCAGACGGACGTTTAATGCAATTGGGGTGGTGTTATGAGTACGATACAAAGTTTGATTGATGCAGGATTTATGGCTGTGTTTGGTGGGGATCAGGCTTACCCTTTGGAAAGCTATGAAGTGGTGGTAGACAGTGAAGTAGTCCGTTACTGCGACATCTCAGACATCGTTAGGGTGTACTGTGGTGACGATGACATCTGTGACGTGGTGTGTGAATTGGAGGATTTGGACAGTGAGATTCCTTACCCTGTGTCTGTGTTTAAAGTTACGAAGGAGTTGGTGTTATGAAAGTTTTAAGTATTGAAGCGTGGGCAGAAGGGTCTTCTGATGAAGGGGAAGGGATTTCATGGACTTGGAACGCCTGGCACATGATTGGTTCAGTTGAGCCTGTCTCAAGTGAAGAAGAGGCTGTCAAGGCATTTGAGGATTTCTTTGGGATTCCTTTCAATACGACCGAGTATGAAGTGATTGATGACCAATACAATTACGCTTTGTGTGTAATTGCGGAGGATTACAGACCTATTTATGCCATTGAATACGGCTCGGAAAATTAACCGAACCGAGGGGTCTCAAATCGGGGTGGGGTTGTTGCAATTTGACCACACCCCTGTCTGATAATTACAAATTCAGAAAAACAGGAATCCAATTTGTCTCGCGGGGCTGGGATAGGCAACAGGGGGATGCGGGTTACAGAGGAAGTAAAACGAGACAAGCGTCTATCTATTATATATAATTATTATATTATATATATTATATATTAAAGAGGTGGGGAGTGTATCAATCTTGCAACAAGTTGTTTGTATTGCCCAACATAATCTCCTGCCACCCTCTCACGTCCTTACCTGTCCTCTGCAACCCGCATTCGGCTGGACCCCCCAAAAGTCCCGCGAGGCAATTTGAATCTTTAACTTTTGGCAAAAATTTATTACAACGAGAGTAACAACATGAAGAATTTGACAGTAACACTAACAAGGGATGAGTTTATCTGCTTGCTAGACACAGTAGATTACGTTTTAAAGGACACCATGTACTACACAGATTATGAAGGTACCGACCCTGATAATCTTTACTTGCATGAAAACAACCTCAACGCATTCCAAGCTAAGGATATTTTAGAGTCGTTTGTCTGGGTAGAAGAGTAAAGAGTGTTGCCCATTATGACAAGTGGGCAATGCCCTGTGCTTTACAGGAATAACTTGGAGAATGAAGTGAGTGAATTTTTTATAGCGATTAAAAAGTACCCAATTGGTTTGGTAGAAGTGAATGCGGTGAATGCTCGTGATTTGTGGACTGAACTTGAGGTTGGAACTACTTTCAGCAGATGGATTCAACGGAAGCTAGAGGAGTACAATTTCACGCAAGCTGTTGATTTTGTCGAAATTTCCAGTTTTGTCAAAGACGAGACTCGGTTTGGTGGGAAGCGTAAATCCATCGAGTACATCATCAGTCTCGACATGGCAAAAGAATTGGCGATGGTAGAGAGAACTGACAAAGGCAAGATTGCCAGACAGTATTTCATTGACTGTGAGCGAAGAGTGAAACTTGCGGATGAAATGGATGCTGTGCGTATCTTGGAGTTGAAGGCATACCTGGATAGGGTGCGTCGAGCTTTACTGTTGGACACGCCGCACACTTGGGAGAAGATTTACCCTGTTTCATTCTTTGAGGCGATAATGTCCTTGCATGGTCACACGTTCAACGGGAACAGTTCCACGCCGAGTTATTGTTCAAAGATAATTCGGGATTGGGTGTATCAGATTGTGTTGCCTGGTGAACTTTTGGCGGAGATAGACCGTATTCAAGGTTCAGAAAAGAAGCATCAGTGGTTCACACAGCAGGGAGGTCGTCAAATCTTGGCTAAACAGGTCGAGAAGGTTGAGATGCTTGCGTTGGCAGCTGATTCACGGAAAGATTTTGAGCAGATGTGCAAAAAGGTATTTAAGAAACCGCTACAGCTTGGTTTGAGAGCGATGTAAGAGTAAAGAGTTTATCCTAGGTGACAGATAGGATACGCCCTGTGCTTTTATGCAGGAAATCGGTACACTTTCGTGTATTGACATTTAACTTAAATTGGAGTAACAAAAATGAGCGCATTACAAAACCCAGATTTATCGCTTGAAAACTTGATTGACGACTTTGCTCACTTGCACATTTACCTACAAGACGCACAAAAACGTTACGATGACATGAAGAAAAAGTTGGCTGTGGTTGCAAACTCTGTGCAGTCAAAAGAACGGTTCAGGTTGCATGGGTTGAAGTACCAGCTGGAATTTAGCGAGTCACCGCAGAAAGCGGTGATTCCTGAAGAAGTAACAAGCGGGGTGATTTATGACTTATACGGGATTGGGGCTTTCGCGCCCTCTGTTAAGTTCATCAAGGAGATTGAGAATCTCAGAACCCGCGAAGTTGGATTTTCTGCCTCCATTCTTAAGTTGAAGTGGGATTCCAGAAGGTTGCTTAACGCTACTAAGAACTCTTAGTTGAGCTTTAGGGAGTTCGTGGAAGCCGAAGGTATCTACTTCCTCGTACTCTTCATCCTGTAGTAAATATAGCATATTAGCTCCAAAAAGCGGTATGCTATCACATTTTAAATCGGAGCAATAAAAATGAGTAAAAATGTAATTCACTTTCCTGTTAAAATAGCCACCCAAACCGAACCGAAGCAGTTCGGGAACGCTTATGGGTTAGACTTGAGTGGTAGTAAGCACGAAATTCGTAAAGACATGTTTGAGCAGTACAAAGATTACGACTTCCGCAAAGCCTTGGAACGGTTCCCTGAGCATGGGATGGGATTGCAGCGTGACAAACACTTTGTCATCAATCACAACATTACCCTAAGAGATTATGTAGGTGCGGCACACTTTGCGTTAGATTTGAAAGGTGATGTAAAAGCGCATGACGATTTAATGGGGATTTATTTTACACTGAAGGAAGCAGGGTTCAAGAAGTACCCAGTAAAACACATCAACCCGCAGTTAGTCGGGTACGTCATAAACTTGGTGGTAGACAGGGACTCAAGACCTGGCATTGGTGTCCCGCCATTCTATTACCTTTGCGATTCTTACTTCGGGCCGTTTCAGGCAAGTGGCTGGTCAAACAATGCCGATTATGAACGAGCTAGTATAGGTCGTTAAACAATAGCCCCACAGGTTTCACTGTGGGGTGTCTCAATCCTTGGAGATACAAATGATAGAATTTAAGCGTGATGTTTATGATAGTTTGGTAGAATACGAACCCGAGTCAAGACCTGTTCGAGGAGCTAGGCTCTACACAACAATTTGTACTGATTGTGGAAAAGAGTCACGGTATCACCGTCACACGAATCTTGCTAAAAAGATTTGTACTTGCTCTACTTCAAAAATCGAGTTGTTGATTTACGGTGAGATGTCCAGAACGCTCGAAGAGTGGGCGGAGGTTGAACCTTCCATCAATGTGGGTAGTGCAAGGGTCAGGGCGAGTAATAGACGGCTAGGAAGACGAAATTGCACCGATGCTCAGGTTTTATTTGGGTATGGAAAGAAATCTCCTGCATTGCGGTTGCAAGTGTTACCGACGAATGATTCACCTGAGTGGATTAGGACGTTATCGGAAGAAATTACCAGAAACATGATTAAGTTGCCATTGATTGAAGCGGTAGTGTTAGCCGTGAAAGTGGCATCACGGGAAAGAGATTTTGGAAAGTTAGTTCGAGAAGACCTTTCTATGTACACAAAGTCTGGCATTAAGTTCACAGACCCAGAAGGCACATCATTACCCGAGTTGTTGGAGCAGCTTGGTGATTTAGATGCCCTGAAAGATTATTTACTGGGTGATTTGAGTCTTACAGAAGCAAAGGTAAACAGTTTTTTCATTTAATTTAGGGGAAGTAAGATGGTTGGTGTAGTTAAAACACGGTTGAGAGAGGGGGCGGTATTGGCACTCACTAATCCGCTACATACAAAAGTGTTAGAGTATTTTGTTGTAGTGGCGTTGGCAGGTGAAAAAGGGTTAACGATTGAGGACAGTGATGGAAGGCGGTTTAGTGGTTACACACACAGCACTCTTTGGGTACACCCTCAGGTGATGTTTGAGGCGTTAGAGCCTAACCAGGTAGGATGTAACAAGGACGGCTACTTCTTGTCAACCAGAATCCACGTCAATGACAATTTGAGAATCCACTTCATGGATTGGTTAGAGAAAGAGAACGTTGAGTGTTTCAATAAGCTCCCGTTCAAACTTAGAAAAGGGGTGTGATATGTCGGCAGCCCCAGTCCCCGTCTTTTATTACCAAACGCACGACGAGCAACACCAAACATGGAAGGTTGCGCCTTACACTGATTACGATGAAGTCATTAAGACCTGTGCTTTTCATGCTGGCGTTTATTCTTTGTCAAAAGCCCCGACGGGTGATGACGAAAGTGACTTAAAAGTCAGGTACAAAGGCAGTCTTGTTATTGATATTGACAACAAGTCAGTTGAGACAGGTAACATCAACATTGCGATTGACCAAAGTATTGTTGACGTTAGGGCAATACGAAAGTACCTTGATTTGCTTGGGGTTAACCCCAAGCAGGTTGGATTGTACATCTCAGGTGGTAAAGGTTTTCACATCATTATTCCGTTAGGTTTGATGGGTGGTATTGCTTTAAACAGCTTGCCGCACATTCATAAAAAGATGGCGATGACGATAAAAACGCGGACTGGCGTTGAAAGTATTGATTTTTCTTTGTTTTGTAAAAGGAAGGGGAAATTACTCCGCACACCCAATCACAAGAGAGCTGGAAATGGTAATTACAAAGTTCAAATCACATGGGAAGAAATGGATGGGTTGGATGCTGAAACGTATTTCAACTTATGTCGAGAACCACGACCTGTATTTGCTCTTGAAGATCCTGAAATAGTACCTGCATTATCCGACATGTTTCAGGACGCATTGTTAGACGTCCGTTCTGAGGACGAACAATCTACGTTAGGTAAAACCGACCCTAAGCATTTTTTAGAGTTAGGTGATGGTGAAATACCTAAATGTATCAAGAACTTATGCGGATACCAAAACATAAGGGAGAATGCAAGTTCTTTCAATTATGCAAAAATGGATGTGATACGGTTCTTGAAAAATAGTAATCTTACTGCGGAAAAACAGGAAGGTGTAATTCAGGAGTTCTGTAATAACTTTCACAGTGATAGGCATGGCAGTCCGCAAGAAAGGTTGCGTGAAGTTAGGTCAGCAGAGCGGAGTTTAGAAGGTACGGGGTTTGATTGTAGTTTGGCTGCAAGGCAGTTTAGTACGAATCCCTGTACTGGATGCCCTGTCAAAGTTTCTCAAGTTGTGGAACTCAATGAGTCACACAAAATTGTTGAAATCGGTAACTCATATCATCGAGCGACAGTAAAGAAAAATGAGGACGGGGCAATTAGTAACTTCATTCTTACGCCGATTAAAGTATCGTATGAAGTATCTGAGGAAGGCTACACCACTGATCAAGTTTACACGTTTCGGGTAGATTATCTTCGGAAGGATTTACGACCTGATTTGTGTACCATCAAACTAGAAAGTTTCTTAACAAAAAGTACCTTTTCCACAGCAATGAGGCAATTGCCACAGGCATGTTGGACAGGGAGAGACGATGACGTAAGTCATTTAACAACAAGGGTGACAAGCCCAGAAAGTATGCTAGGAGTTGAAAAAGTCATGCCAGTAAAAAAACAAGGGATGTCAAAAGTCCTGGATACCAACAGGGGTATTGATGAGTGGTGTTGGGTTCAGAAGGGCTGGAGTTGGAATGGTAGATTGCCAGGTACAATGGAGTACCGAGGACCTAGACAGTTTGGCGATACAGGTGAACAAATGACGGCTGTGTTGGATATGCGGAAAGTATTGCCCGTACCAACCCCTGCAACAGAAAAAACACTTCAGGCGTTGTTATCCAGTCGTGGGTTGGAAGAATTAGCGATTCAGCTAGGCTGGAATGCGGCTTGTTGGGTTAAACCGCAGTTACAAACAGGTGAGTATGGCGATATGTTTCCTGTCCTGCTTGTATATGGTGATGCAGGTTCAGGTAAGTCTGAAATGACCAAGAACTTCAGCATTTTGGGTGGGAATGATGGCATCAATAACGCCACAATCAACATCTCAAATAGCACAGGGTTTTTCTTGCAATCTGAAGCATCTTCAACAACCACCGTACCAAAATTGTTTGATGAGTTTAATCAGGCAAAGATGAAACCGCAGGATTACCTTCGGTTACGGGACGTTATTAAGTCTACAGGGACGAAGATGGCGATGGGTAAGGGTCGTGTAATCGGCTCTGGTGGTAACTCACAAGTTGCAACAGAAATCACCGTCTGTACAGCCCCAATAGCCCTATTGGGTACAGCACAGAATCAGGAGGAAGAAATTATCCAGCGGAGTATCATCCTTTATTTAGACAAGGGCGATATTTTGAACAACCCAGATACTGCGTTCATAGAAGCTCACAGGCAGGTACTGAAGAATAAAAAGGATTTGATTCCTTACGCTCGGATGTTGTTGGAAAAAACGCTTATTCTCACTCCAGAAGAGTTGTTTGAAATGTGGGAATCCTCTGCATGGGTTAGCGATACAGTGACTGACCAACGGACAGCCAAGGCAGTACGAGTTATCCATATTGGGCTTCAGTTAGCTTATGCGGCGTTCAAGGAAGCAAAGTGCAGTAATGACACATTGAAAGGGGTGGAGCGTTTGTTGAAGGAGGGGCTACCTGCGTATATGGTGAATTCTCGGTACAACTATTTGTCGAATGACGGGCGGTCTGAGATTGACCACACACTCAATCATATCCTGTTGATGGCGACGTTAGATAATGGACGTGGTGAGAACTATTTGCGTGAGGGGGTACATTTTACAACTGACGAAGTAGCGGTGCATCTTAAAATCAATTCGGCATATATTTCGTTCGTAAGAGTAGCCAAAGACATGCAATGGATGCTAGAATTTACGAACGCCAAAGCGTTCATTCAGGCTTTAAGTGGGCAGAGTTACTACTTAGGAGCTGGTAAAGCGCGAGGCGTTCCAACCCCCCATGAGTGGCATACATTCAGCATTCAGGGGCTTTTAGACAAACACATCGACGTAAGACACCTCGGTGCGAAGTAACCTTAAATTGGAGCATTAAATGAAATTAAGCGAACTAATACGGGAAGCATTCCTTCCCATTTCGGCAGACTGGCAGGACAAAGTGGAGGTAGGTAAAACGCCTTTCGCCCATCAAATCGAGGACTTTAAGTATATGGGTTCTTGTCACCGTTGCGGGATATATAACGAGCCAGGTGTCGGTAAGACCTTACCAATTCAAGCGTATGGGTTGTGGAGAGCTGGAAACGGTAATCGGGTGGTATATGTTATGCCCCCAATCCTGATTAGACAGTTTTCCCAATCCCTGGACGTTAATTTTGTGGGTGCAAGAGACTTTATCACCTGCGAAGCGTTTAACGGAAACCCTGCACAACGCGATAAGCTCTGGGCAAAATGGGAGGATACAACGTTTCCAAACATACTGCTCGTAAGCTATGTCATGTTCGTAAAGTATTACGAGGCTTTACTAGAGAAAGGCTTCAACTGTGTGGTAGTAGATGAAGCTACGGCTATTAAATCGCCATCATCAAAGATACACAAGGCGGTAAGAGCTTTCGCAGAAGACGATAACGGGGTGGTGCTTGTTACAGGCACACCTATTGAAACAAACGTAGAGGATGCGTATGGTTTCATCAAGATTATTACCCCTGAAGCGTATGGCTCGTACAAGAATTTTGAGTATTACCATGTTGTTAAATACTCTATGTTCGTGCCAAGTTCAGGTAAAGAGGTATATAAAACTCAAGGGTACTCCAACCTTGCGATGCTCCACGACAATTTGTTTAGACAAGCAAGACGTGTGTTGAAATCGGAAGTATCTGATTTACCTCCACGTTTGATTTCGGAGTATCTGATTGACTTGTCACCAAAGCACATGAAACTGTACAACCGTATGGTTAATGAGCGGATGTTAGAAATTGGTGATGAACTGGTTGACATGACAACGGCTCAAGCATTGTACCAAGCCATGCAGCAGGTGCTTTTAAATCCTGAAAAGTTTGGTGAGGCTCAACATGACAATGAGTTGTTTGTAGCATTAGACGCAATCATAGAGTCGTTGGAAGGGCAGAAGATTCTTGTTTACGCTTGGTTCAATGCTTCGGTTGACACTATCTGTGAAAGATACAAACACCTTAACCCTGCCAAGATAAACGGTTCGGTGACAGGGGACAACCGTGAGAACGAAAAACAACGGTTTATTTCTGATGGCGGCTGCAAAATGCTTGTTGCAAATCCAAAGTCAGGCGGAGTTGGCGTGGATGGTTTGCAGCATGTTTGTTCTCATGTCGTTTATGCTGAAATCTGTCCGTTCGTCGGTACGTTTCAACAATCAGTAGACAGGCTGCACAGAACTGGTCAAAAGTCAGAATCAGTCAATGTGTATCTTTTAGTGGCAAATCACACTGTTTCGGTTAAATTGCGGAATGATTTGATTAAGAAAGATGCTTATCAGGAATTGGCAATGAAAGACAAAAGGTCAATCTTGTCAGACTTGATGGGCGAAGAAGGGATTAAAGGGTCATTAGACACAATTTAATCTAACAAAGGTATACCCCACAAATTGCTTTGTGGGGTATACTGCCCCACGAGTTTTTAGATTTGGATTATAGCAGGTCTCATAAATCTAAGAGCTTAACGTTCTGCCCTTGCCTATTTGGTGCCTGCTATCACCGAGTTCGCAAGGGTTCTATATTTTCGGAGCAATACCATGTTACAAACAACAACAGAAGTAAAAACCATGTCTTCTACGGAAATCGTAAAAATCATTAACGACATGAGAGAAGACGGTACGGCGGAATTACGCCATGACAATTTCATGGTGAAGGTAGTAACTGTGCTGGGTGCAGAAGTAGCCCTAAAATTTCAGGGCTACTACAAAGCAGCAAATGGGAAACAAAATCCATGCTACTACCTCCCAAAACGTGAAGCGAATTTGATGGTGATGTCAGAGTCATACAAAGTTCAAGCCGCTGTTTATGACAAGATGGTTGAGTTGGAAACCCAACAGGTGAGACCACTTTCACAGCTTGAGATTTTGGGTCAGTCCGTTCAAATCTTAACTGAGCATGATAAACGATTGACAGCAGCAGAAGTTGAAGTAAAACACATTTCTGCAAAAGTGGCAGACCTTCAAGTAAACTTACGGAACGGTGTTCCAGAAGGATACGTTTCAAAAGCAAATGCGCTTAGACTTTATGGTTGTGGGTTGAGCAAAGCAATTTTTGAAGCTGTGATGACCGAGAACGATGTTAAAACCCAACCGTATGTTCATTACGCTGAAGGTCATTCAGTCGCCACGTTTGGTTATTTAGAAAACGTTATTCCTGGGGTCGTTGAAAGTTTCATCGCAAGTTTAGAACAAGCTACAACGAATCAATGTTATTCACCCACGTTAAACAAGCGGTTGACCTACAGAAAACCCACATTGCAGTAAGCATCACCCTTTACACAACATTCATTTTAAAATAATTGGAGAAGTATCATGGCTTTAAATTTAGTAGGTTCTACAGCAGCATTCAACAACACTTCAGTAGACGAAGCATTCCCTGCGGTAGTTTCAGAAGCCCCAACAACGTTGGCGTTAGTAGCTGAACCGTCACAACGTAACAGTGTGAATTTGGCGGATTTAGAGGCAGCAGGCTTTGCTGGTTTGGTATTTGACTGGACTGCCTTCCCAATGATTTCGTTGAAGACAGATGGTCAGTTTGAGGACTCGAACGGTCAGACTTATGGCAAAGGGTTCGAGTGTAAAGTTATTGGGTCTAAAATCAAGTATGCTCACAGCTTTACAGGTTCTACAAACCCCAAAACAGATTTGATTTATTCTTATGACAAAATCACTTCTACAAGTGGTAAAGATGTAGTAAGCTTTGAGTCGGATTTGAGAGCGGCAGGGAAAGAAGTCACTTGCAAAGAGTATCTTGAAGTGATGGTCGAGTTAGTAGCTCCAGGCGAGTCGCATGATGGTGAGTTTAGATTAGTGTCAGTGTCGCCAACATCGAAAGGTAGATTCTCCAGTCTTATCTTTAAGTTGGTACAAAAAGGGATTAAGGACACAGCTGTAATCCGAATGGAAGTGGGCGAAAAGGTTCGCAACGTTGCTAACCCCTTCTACCCTTGGAGTTTCGTGTTAGTCTCAGGCTAACCCAGATGTTCACTGCCGAACAGGCAGCTTAGGAAATAATTCCTGCCCGTTCTTCCGAGGGTTAAATCGGAAGACTCCCACTGAAGGGTCATAGAGAATCTTTCATTGGTAGTTAAACTGCCAACTAACTGGAACTGGGGAGTTCCTCGCGTTAGGTGACTTTCCCTGCGGTAATCTGTGGGGACTTATATTGGGTCAGTATCACAAAGGTTCGTGGAGCGTACTCATAATGCGTAGTATGTTGGTTCAAGTCCAACCTGACCCACCAAACACACCCCCCTTGTTGGGTGTAAGTAGCAAGGCGTGTAGCGGAATCACGAAAGTCACCGCAGCAGTAATGGTAGAAAAGGCTACGGAGTTGTGTTCTCCATAGTAACGAGAGTTCATGGCGATAGTTTCCTCTGATTAACTTGCGCCGCCTTTAGTAAAACTCACTTAACTTCTGCGGAATATCGCAGTCTAGTTCATTTTGGTAAACCTAGATAGAGTGTGTTTTACTAAGGGTTAAACCTTACAGCTTTACCATTAGTATCTCCTGAACTCAAGGGATTTTCGGATCCCTCTTTTTGAAACGCATTTCTTGTGAGTGCTTTTCAAAAAGTCTTTAGATTTTGCGTGTGAGAGCGTTCATAAATCTAAAAACTTAACGTTTACCCTTATTCGGTTAGTATCTCTCACTACTTGCTTGATAAGGGTTTTTCTTTTTATGGAGTTTCAAAATGTTACAAGTATTTAATTTCGATACCAACACCGTCCGAGTAGTTATGGATGAAAACGGCGAACCTTTATTTGTCGCAAAAGATGTTGCGGTAGCTTTGGGATATTCCGACACAGTGAATGCAATAAAACAGCATTGTGACGAGGGGGTGGTGAAACACCACCCCCTTCAAACGGCAGGTGGAGTACAACAAGTTAGAGTAATTGATGAACCTGATGTGTATTCTTTGATATTTGGTTCAAAACTTGAATCGTCAAAACGCTTCAAAAAGTGGGTGACTTCGGAAGTGTTGCCAACAATTCGTAAAACGGGTAGCTATGCAATCGTTAAGCCTGAGCATGATTTTGAGTTGGCAAAACAAACTGGGCTACTTTCTCCTGCTTATGTTGACATGGCAAAAGCATTTGGGTTTGATGGTAATCAAGCCTATTTGTCAGCAGATAAAGCTATTAAGCAAATCACAGGTTATTCTCCACTCTCATTGCTCGGTGCAGAACTCGTCTCACCTGTACAAGCTGCTGTTTTAGTTCCAAGCGACATTGCAGACAGACTGGGTTTAAAGCGGCAGGAACCAAATAAACTGTTGACGGCTCAAGGGTTCCAGACGAATCACAGAAACCACAAAGATGCTATTTACTACGAATTGACTGAAAAAGGAAAACAGTATGGTGAGTATGTTGATACAGGTTTGAAACATTCAGATGGTTCACCAAGAAAACAAATCAAGTGGTTCAGCACAATTTTAGAAGTTTTACAAACAGAGGCGCTTTCAAAATGATTAACTTAGCTTTAGCACCAAAATCAATGCTTTCAGTTGAAATTGCAGCGTTGACTGGTAAAAATCATCAACACGTTATGCGCGACATTCGAGTAACTGTTGAACAGTTGCAAAAGGACAGTCCAAATTTGGACAGTGGTTTTAAATCAAGCACGTATCTTGCTGGTATTCTACACTTCTTTGCGGAGCTTTCAAAATGATCAAACCAATGCTTTTATCAGACACCATCATCAGTAAAATCCAGTACCCTGTCTATTTACAGCCGAAAGCTGATGGATGCCGAGCGTTAGTACAGGGCAACATCGTTTACCCACGCAGCCTTAAAAAGTTTGCTAACAAACACACTCAAGCGTATTTCAGTCGGGAGAAATTTAACGGATTTGATATGGAAATCTACGTCGGAAATATCACTGACCAAGATTTATGCCGTAACACCACGTCGGCTGTCAATTCGATTGAAGGTGTACCTCCATTGAAAGCAATGGTATTTGACCTGGTTAACTTGGATTACAGGTACGAAGTGCGTTTGATGATGCTTGAACGCCGAGTGAAAGACCTGGGTCTGTCAAACATCACAGTAGCAGAAACCACCGTGTGTTACGATGAACAACACTTGCTCGATTTGGAAGGAAAGTACCTCAATATGGGCTATGAAGGCGTTGTAGTGAGAACAATGGACGGATGGTATAAGGAAGGGCGTGTCAACAAGTCTAACCCTGTCTGCACCAGAATTAAACGCTTCATGGATGCCGAAGCGATTGTTGTGGAATTGATTGAAGCAGAAGAGAACTTAAATGAGAAACAAACCAATGAATTGGGTTTGAGTTTCCGCACGTCACATCAAGAAAACAAGACAGGTAAAGGTATTTTGGGTTCAATGATTTGTCGGACTGCTGAAGGCGAGACAATCAAAGTGGGAGCAGGTGCAATGAATCACACGGAGCGTGAGTATTACTGGGAAAATCAAGGTGAACTTGTTGGGAAACTGATTAAGTACAAGTGTTTCCCGAAAGGTGTAAAGGACAAGCCACGTTTTCCCACATTTTTGTCGGTTCGCGCCGATTTTGATATTTAATTTTGGAGGATTAAGATGGCAAAAGTAATAGATGATGCCACTTTGGGTATTCTCTCTCAAACTGATGGGGGTAAGTCTACCGAAGCATTTGTGCGTACTGTTGAGGCTAGTAACGCAGGTAAGAGAGACTCCTACTTTGGTGTTCTGACTAAAGCAGGATTACCTGAACGTGGGTGGGACTTAATTAGAGTTGAAAAAATTGTGGATGAGACCTTTGTATGTGATAGATGTCCTATGACAGACATTCAGTATCTGTTTATCATGACACACCCAACTAGAACAGGTGCAAATTACAAAGAGTTAGGAGTAGGGTGTATCTGTGCTGGGTGGATGTTTGGAGAGGGCAGGGAAGGACTAGATAAGGCAGCAAAACTCAGGTCGAAATGGGTTACTAAACTCAAAAAACGTAAAAAGAAAACTGAGGCAGAACAGTTAGCTAGGGTAGCCGCAGACACTTTGACATACGCCGCGTGGGGAAGTCGTAAATACTCTGCTATACAAAGTAGGTTATCTCAGGACAGAAGGTTACAACAATGGCAAAACACCTGTGGGGATATAGCTAGAAAACGGCGTATTTTTAACGCAGACAGACCTGATAGGGTACTACAAAAAATGAGTCTATTTGTTGATAAGTACATTGATTTTGGACCAGGTAGCGGTTGGTACACGTCTAAGAGTGGCAACACTATGTTCTACCAAAAAGAATATCGTCACACTGTCTATAACAAAGGGGGCGTTTACAAGATAGTTACTAACCGTAAGGACACAAATGAAGCTACATTTCACCCTGAGATGTTTAGTAACCAAGACGCAGCCGTAATGTTTATTTTTTACGCCTACATTGAGCCGAGTATATTATGATTCCAGAATTCGTAAGAATTGCCCACCCGACACCCTTGTTTAACGCTCGAGACATTTGCGAGTTAGCAGGGTTGACAAACAGCAGTGGTTTATATCATGTAGTACAGCGTGGCGCGTTTCCGAAACACGACTTAACGTTAAAGAAAGCTAATTTTTTGGCGTAAAGACACAATTGTTAAATTTTTAATGGAGAAAGGGTTATGACACAACCAATATACGCACTTCTTGATTTCAACGCCTGTGTAATGCACAGTTACAATTCTGGGACTGATCCAGACGCAATGTTGATTGAAGGAAAGAACGTCAACACAGCAGGTTACGGACTACAGATATTTATCGAAAGGTACTTCTTAAACGTTGCGTCTTACGTCCCATTGAACCACATCATTGTGGTACATGACGACCTGTTACGGGACAAAGACGGTAAGTATACTGATTATCGCACGCTTTATTACCCTGATTACAAGAAAGCCAGACGAATGGGAAAGTACAGTGGTGAAGCAAAAGCCTTGTGCAAAGCGTTTCTGACTGCAATGGGTGTACCACAAGTCAGTTTAGCCAATGTGGAAGCAGATGATGTCATTGCTTACTTGTCAATGGGGTTGCCAGGTCACAAACACGTTTATTCTGTTGATGCGGATTTGATTGCATTAGCGCAGTATGAAGGCGTGTCGGTGTTCCAGAAGTTAGAATTGAAGTCTGATTATAAAGGGATTCCACCCCACCTGATTACGTTGTACAAATCACTGGTGGGCGATACGTCAGACGGTTATGGTGGTGTGAGAAACTTTGGACCTGCCAAGTGGGACGAGTTCGACATCAAGCAGCTAGAGTTTTTTGACCTTGTGGTTAGAACAAAGGCTTGGGACAAGTTAAACATAGCGTATGAACGCTCGCCAACAAAATCGTTGAAGTTGTTGATTGATGGCAAGAATGAGTGGGTTATGGCGTATCATATCCTTGCTAAAATGCACCCTGAATTCGTGGACAGCAAACCAACTGAAACGTTTTATATTGACGAGGCGGGTGAACAGCAGCCAGTACCAAGCAAACACTTTAACCGTTTGAAATGGGTCAAGAAAGTTCCGTCTCGGGATGCGTTATTAGCCGTGTTGAACGGTTGTGGTACGAACTACTTGATAGACAAGTTAGCTAAATTCCTGCCCACGCAAACGCTTATTACACCTGGGAATCTCGATGTCGAAAAAATCAAGCGTCAAATTAACAATTCGCGTTACGTCAGCCTTGATTGGGAAACGTGGCAAGTTCCGAATGAAAATTTCAAAAAAGCTAATCAAGGAAAAGAATTTGTTGATATGCTTGGAAGTACAATTGCAGGAATGGGATTAACACTGGGGGAGAACCTGGAACACACCTATTACCTCCAGTTTGACCATGCTGACACAGAAAACAACTTAGACAAGCAGGTGTTGTTAGATTTATTAGGGTATATCCCTGCAACAATGCCCGTGGTATGTTTTAATTCGTATTTCGAGACATCTGTATTGATTGCAGAGTTTGGCGCGTCATTGCCAATTATGTACGACCCAATGGTGATGCACAAACACATTGATGAACTTGCAGATGAGCATGGTTTGAAAAGTTTGTCGAAGCGTTATTTAGGTGCGGAACAGCTACATTACGAAGATGTTATTGAAAAAGGTAAAACGATGCAGGACTATTCAGGTCAGCACGTCTTTCAATATGGCGCGGACGACCCACTTGTAACTGCTCACTTGTACGACCTATTTTACATCATCTTGAACTTAGAAAAAACCTGGGAGTTTGTTAGGGATTGTGAGTTTCCGACAGTCCAGTTGCTAGCCGAATCTTACGTTGAAGGCGTTAGTTTCGACTTAGAAGCCGTTGAACAGCAGCGGAGTGAAGATCAAGCAGTTTATGACACTTGTATTGCTCGAATGAGGGAGTTATTGGGTACAAACCGTATTCCGATGTCCGATTTAAAACGGCATGCCGCTACGTTGTACCTTGCAGATATTAACCCAAAGGGTTCAGAAGACGATGAAGAAGTCTTAGCGTTAGCCGACCAGTTTGTTTATGAAGAATACCGTGAGGTTCCACCCGAAGGAAAACAAAAGCTATCGCGTTGGGTGGGAACAGAGTTAAACCTGGACTCACCAAAGCAGATGCAGTACCTGTTTTACGGTACGCTTGGTTTGCCAATTCGTATTCGAGATTTCAAAATCTCTGAAACACGGAAGAAAAAGAACTTGGAAGGTACACCACAAGTAAATACTGATGCAATTGACGAAGCTATTTTTAACGGAGACGCTGTTGGCTGGAAAAGAGAGGTTCTTGAGTGTTTCAGCAAGGCAAAGAAGTGTGCAACTCGTGTAAAATTGTTTTATGCAAAATACCCACTTTGGGTTCATCCGAAAGACGGTAATGTCCATCCAAGGTTTAACTCAACAGGCACGGAGTCCAGACGACCCACAGGTGGTTCACCCAATTTGTTACAGATGAGTAAGAAAGGGGATGGGGTTAAAGTACGCCGTGCTATTGTACCTAATCGGAATAAAGGTCATGATTTAATTGTCGCAATAGATTTTGACGGGGAAGAACTCCGCGTTCTCGGGGGGTTGTCAGGAGACAAAAACCTGTTATCTTGCTATGTTGGCGACCATCTGCGAGACGCTCATGCCATCGTGGCTGCACAAATTATGGGTTGTGAGTATGAGGAATTTGTAGCGAACCGAAAAAGTTCTGACAAAGCTGTAGCTAAAAAGCATGACGACATTAGAAAAGTTGCGAAACAGGTGGGATTTGCGTCAGCGTATGGTTGTGGAGTTAATAAACTTTCGCGTATAATCAAGGAAGACTTGGAGACAACTGAAAAGTATTTAAACGCTAAGAAAACCGTTTATTCTAGGCTTGAAGACTGGAAGGTTGAGGTCAAAGAGGAACTACAGGAAAAAGGTAGGGTTGTAACCCAATTAGGTTGTTACCGCCATGCGTTTGATCACTATACCAAAAGTAATTCCGACATAAAAAGCTACTACGAGAGGTCTGCGGTAAATTATTTAGTCCAGGGGCTGTGTGCGGAGTATTTGAAGTTAGTATTGTCTAATCTTTATAAGTCTAAAGTTTTCCAACGCCATAGTGCGGTACTACTGGCACCGATTTACGATGAGGTCGTTATTTCTGTGCATTCTTCTCAAGCTATATCTTTAATCAAAGAAGTGTATGCAGCTATGACTGTAGGTATTCCAGGGGTTCCTGTACCAATGCTTGCTAACCCTAGTCTTGGGGTTAATTTTGGAGATCAGATTGAAGTTCTTGATGACTGTAACCAAGTTTTGACAGATGAGTTAATTCAAATTGCAATTGAGAAAGCACTTGCTAACTGATTTACTATTTGCGGTAGCATCTGCTGCCGCCTTTTTATATTTGGAGATATTTGAGATGAGCAATTTACAAGTTTTTAACTTTGATGCAAACACAGCAATCCGCACATCAATGGTTGATGGAGTTATTTGGTTTGTGGCAAAAGACATGGCGGAAGCGTTGGAATACCCTGAGTCTAAAAACGCACTACGGCTTTGCAAAAATTCCAATTCGCCCCCAAATGGCGAATTAAACAAAATCAACGACTTACCTCCAGCAACTAAGTGGATTAACGAATCTGACCTGTATCGCTTGATTATGCACTCAACAAAACCTGAAGCCGAAAAGTTCCAAGACTGGGTGTGTGAAGAAGTGTTACCCACAATCCGTAAAACTGGCTCGTATTCTTTTGTACCAGAAGTAAAAGGTACTGAGATTTCTCAAACAGCTATTGCAATGCTTGACCTTGCAAAGGCTTACGGATTTGAAGGTAATCAAGCCTTAATCTCCGCTGACAAAGCCACGTTTAAACTGATTGGGCAATCACCTTTGAAACTGTTGGGTGCGGAGCTTATTTCTGATCAAGAGCGGCATTTAAACCCCACTGAAGTTGGGAGACGTTTTGACCCTGCACTTAGCGCAATCAAGATTAACCTTAAACTGGCTGAAAAGGGTTTACAGTTCAAAAATGAAGAAGACAAGTGGATGCCTACTGAGCAGGGAAAAGAGTTTGGTGTCTTAATTGACACAGAAAAAAGACGTAGCAATGGAACACCAGTTCAGCAGTTGAAGTGGAAAGAGTCAGTTATTTCAAAATTAGGAGAATCAAAATGAGCAAACACGAACACGTTGTAGCAGTAAAAGCACGCGAACAGAACCAAGGCTTTTCACAAATCCCTGAACACCTAGCAATCGGGGACATCTGGGAACCAAAAGACATTATGTTGGGGTCTCGTGAATGGTTGGAAACGGACGAAAACTTCCACCAGCTCATTCCGTACTGCGTAGTCACAGCAGGTACAAAAGTATTGACGTATGCAAGAACCCCAAAAGGTGGTGAAAACCGCTTACAGGGGAAAGTAAGCGTGGGATTTGGCGGACACATCAACGCAAACGACGTTGCAACAAGAAGTGGTGGCATATCCCTCGGCAAAACCATCATGACAGCTGTGTATCGTGAATTGGAAGAAGAGTTATGGTTGCCTGTTGACGTTGACTTCCCTTTTGAATCAGAAGTAAAAGGTTTGATTTATGACGGCTCGAACCCTGTTGGTCGTGTCCACTTGGGTATCTTGATTGAATGTCGGTTAGACGAAGATTGGAGATACATGGCACACAAGATTACAACCGAAGACGAAGGCATTACAATCCTTGGTATGTTTGACCCTGTGTATTTGTTGGAGTCTGACGAAGTTGATTTAGAACCTTGGTCACGGTATGCGTTGGAAGGCTTGGCATGAATGTGTTAAGTAACTTCTTTTTAGTGTGGGCTGCAACTGGGTGGAATGACAATAACCTGTATGATGTACCCCCACGTTCCTTAGTTAACCGTGAGTTTTTTACCCAGTCAACCGAAGAAATTGTAGCGCATGTTGAAAAAACGATGTTACAACGGTCAGAAGCTATCACAACTTTATTTAAAAATCATTGGAAGTAAAATGGCATTAGTAATTTTCGACACAGAGACAAGTGGTTTTGATGGCGGCATAGTTGAACTGGGTTCGGTTATTGTCACGGATGCAGGCGACAGGTACCACTTCAATGAACGATGCAAACCGCATTTACCTGTCACAGACGGGGCGTTTAAAGTTCACGGCATATCTAACGCAGATGTAGCGGATTGTAGACCTGCTCAAGATGTGGTGGAAGAGTGGCTAAATGATGTAATGAGTTTGGGCGAAGAGGTTATTTTCTGCGCCCACAACTTGCAGTTTGATGTTAGAATGCTGTCTCATCATATTAGCTTGAAGCCGTATGCTAAGTTTTGTTCGCTTGAATTGGCGCGGGAGAAGATGCCGCATGTGGAAAAGCATAAACTTGGTTATTTGTACGACCTTTGGTTTGATGAAAAAATGAACGCTCATAGTGCGCTGGATGATTGTATTATGCTTGAACGGGTACTAACGAAGTTGTTAGGGACTACAAGCTACTACGACATCCCTGCCAGTCAGGTTCGTGAGCCAAAGATGTTAACAGTCGTTCCCTTTGGAAAACACAAGGGGTTACAGTTCGCGGAAGTACCTCACGATTACTTGAGATGGGTTTACGATAAACACAGTAATCAGGATGCCGCATACACGGCTGGAGTTTTACTTGGCAAAGAACAACGGAAAAGCTCTTGAAGCTAAAATCAGTAAAGTTTTAAAACTTTACGCAGCTAAGAACAAGAGTTTAGATCATCGTTTCGTAGATAAAACCCAGGCAATGTCTGGGTTTGTTACAGCACCCCCTGGAGACTATATGTTGTTGACTCCTGGCGGTGCTATTTTAATTGAAGCTAAAAGCACAAACACAGGCAGGGGCTTATTATCGTTAGCACACAAAAATAAAATACAAATTGCATCACACAGAATGTGGGCAAGAGCAGGGCATCCGTCGTTGTATCTTTATATGGATTTAGAGAGTGATGTCATTGAGTGGCACCTCGGAACTAACGTTGTCGAGAAGATTAACAAACCATTATTCATCGGCAAAAGTGCAGCGATGCTGAGTTCATTAAGTGCAATCGTGGAGGATTTATGATTGAACATTTTCTTCACAACACAGCCCATTTCTACACGTTTGTAGTTGCATGGGGTGTAGTGCTTGTACTGATGCTTATTTTTGATATTAAGAGATTAAACAAATGATTACCATTTTTAGTGACCCACACCTCGGGTTGAACCGCACGAGCCATACAACTCCTGCTTCCCGTGAGCGTTTAAAGGAAGCGTTGTACAAGCAGGCAAAAGCGTTAGCACCCTTTACTATTAAACCTCTGACAGACGTGTACTGCCTGGGCGACTTATATGATACTTACTGGTCAGACGCTAACACGGTTAAGCAAGGGCTAGAGATTTATCAGCACGTTGACGTATGCTTGATTGGAAACCATGACTTTTCCCAACGGGCTAATGCAACATCCGCTTTAAGACTTTGCCATGACATCATGGAGGATGCTTGGGATGAACCAAGTGAGGCTTCGGTCAAAACTACCCATGCCGAGGGGTTTTCTATTCAGTATGTGAACCACAAGATGACCCAACAGTTATTTGATGCGTCATTAGAAAAAGTAAGGAAGGTAGGCGGTGTTTTATTCCTGCACTGCAACTTTGACAACGGGTTTGCAACCGACGAAGCGAGTTTAAACTTGAGCCGAGCGCAAGCTGAAGCGTTACTGGAAAAAGTAGACTTAGTGTTTTCTGGACACGAACACACAAGCGCAGCACACTTTAATGGTCGTTTGATTATGACAGGGAACACACACCCGACTTCATTCTCAGACATTTCAGATAAGTATTCGTGGCACGTTGACAAAGATTTAAAAGTGACCAGGGAGTTGATTTGGAGTACGAACTACGCTGTAAAACTGGATTATGCCCATTTACTCGAAGGGTCTTGCGATTTAGTCCACATGGAGTTCATCGAGATAGTAGGACAAGCAGAACGTGCTGAACTGCCTAAAATTGCCCGTGCAGTTGCCAATCTCTGGAAAACATGTCCCAATGCTTACATGATTAAAAACTCTGTCACTTGCGAGCAGTTTGATGCTGAGAAAGTGGACGAAGTTCACATTGCTGATGTGATTACTACGTTATCCGCAGAGCTATCCCACACGAAGTTAAATACATTGTGGAAACATTATGTGGGGCGAGTGCAATGATAACGTATCCTGAGGTGTTGGAACGCATGGGTGTGACGGAAATGGCATTAGATATGGCGATCTATTCGGGTCGCCTACCAAAACCGAGAGAAACTGTTTTTGGGGTGCATCGTTGGGCAGCAAGAAAACTTGAACCACACTTGGTTAACTGGGAAGCTCAAATTAAGCGGAGAAATAAAAATGATACATAACCTTACATTAAAAAACTTCAAACAGCACACAAACTTGGTTGTGGGGTTCACGACTGGACTTAATGTTATCACAGGTGAGAATGGTGCAGGTAAATCAACCATCCTGAAAGGCATTCTGTACGCCCTATTTGGGGCAGCGGCTGCGGGTAAAAAAGAACATTTATCTACATGGGGGACTGAGGATAAAATGGAAGTCTCGTTAACGGTAGATGTTAACGGCAAAACATTAGAAATCTTGAGGTCTTTCGATAAATCAGTGATTTACAGTGGAGACGATTTGCTTGCATCAGGTCATACGCCCTGCACTAAGTTTATTGAGCAAGAATTAGGGCTTGACTACAAGCAGTTCAAGCATTTACTCTATGCAGGTCAGGGCGAAACCCAGTCACTTTTGAGAATGGGTGCAGCAGACTTACAAAGGAAAATTGAGGTCATCACAAAGATGGACGGTCTCGACGCAATCATAACCCTAATTTCGGCTGATTTAAGCGAACTCACGGGTAAGTTATCAGGAATGGAAAGCTCACCTGATATTCCTGCTTACGAGCTACGATTAGCGGAACTTACAGAACTGGCAGAAAGCCAGCAAATTAACGTAATGGAGACAGAGAAAATGGCTACACAAACTGAGTTAATGTTGAAAAAAGAACAAGAAAAATTAGACATCGTTTCTAAAAAGTTGTCTAAAGCCAAAGCAAGTAAAGCTGCAGAACAAACTATCACAACTTCTATCGACAACACCTTGGATGAACTTGAAGTACACGCTGAAACAGAACCCAAAGAATCTGCAAAACTGCTCGCACTTAAAATTACCGCCGTTCAAGACGATACGGACAGCAAACTGAAAAAATTAAAACAGTTTAAGTTACAGGACAATGCAGTTGCTCAGGCTCAAGAGAATGTTGATGATGCTGAATGTAGTCTCAGCTCGTTAATGGCTGCGGAAGGTGAGTTTAAAAAGTACGCTGAACTTTTAGAAAACTACAAATTCAGTCAGTATGCGTTAGACACTGCTCAAACTAAACTACGTCAAGCAGAACAACTTGAGGTTAACTGCCCAACCTGTGAAAGACCTTTTGAGAACAGCACAGCGCATTTGGAAGCACAGGATAGAGCAGCTATTGCCGTCAAAGAAGCTCGACTCAAGTTTGGCTTGAACAAACGTGCTTTTGAGGACTTCAAAGCGAGTGTATCTCCTACCCGTGCAGAGTCTTTTGACGGCATAAAAAAACGTTGTGAACTCCATGTTCTGAGCTGTGAGGCTGCGCTGCATGCCGCAGTTGCTGCTATCCGCACTCGTGACACAAACATTGATGCCGACTCACTTGGCTTTATGATTTCTGCACAAAAAGATGCCCTAGCAGACTTTGAACGCTCACACGGCATTGCAGTATTGTGGGAGAAGAAACAAGATCAGCTTATCTCAATGCTTGCACGTTTGTCGGATGACTTGGGAGACCTTGATCCATCTGACTGTGAATGGGACGATGACGACCTTGAAGACGCAATGCAAAGTGTCAAAGAACTACAGGAAGAATACCGTGTCAAAAGCATGGAGATGGTACAGGCTAAGTCAAACTTTCGTGAGACTACAGCTGCCCGTAATTCGGGCTGTGCAGACTTAAAACGTGGCGAAGAACTTGCTGAAAGACGTGATGCTTTAGAAAAAGATGCCGCTTTACGCAAAGACCTCCAAAGTTATTTAAGAGCGAACCGTGCAAGAATGTTAGACAATACATGGAAAGGTATCACGAGTTTGACTAGCTCCTACGTTTCAGAAATCACTGAAGGGCTTATTCGGGAGTTGGAACGTGACTTATCAGGAGAATTTACGGTAAGAGAAGGCGAACACGTTGTACCTGTCTCCGAACTGTCAGGCGCAAGAGAAGCAATCGTTGGCTTGGGTTTGAGAATTGCGTTGGGTAAAGCGTTCTTTGGAGGTTCAAGTTTCTTGATGTTGGATGAAGTAACAGCGGCTTGTAGTGAAACAAATGCAGCGAACGTGGCGGGTACGTTACAAGGGCTAGGAACCCAGATAATTATGGTGTCACACAGACAGGGCGATGCGTTAAATGCTGCAAACATTATTATCCTTTGATTACCAACAGGTAGGTTGGATTATTGAGCTAGCCGCAGGGCTGGCTCTTCTTTTAAGTAGTAACCATTATGACAACTTGAGGTGAATATGATACATACCGAATGGCGTAGCACAACGCCAACAACTATCGAAGTTGATTTAGTTAATCAGCCTGCACACTACAAATCAGGTAAGTTTGAGTGCATTGATGTTCTTGAAGACACAATGCCAGAAGAAGCGTACCTTGGCTATCTGCAAGGTAATGTAACGAAGTACCTCTGGCGGTGGCGGGACAAGGGCGGGGTGCAGGACTTACAAAAGGCGCAGTGGTACTTGAATAAACTCGTGGAGAAAGTGGGATGATGAAAATTAAATTCTGCACAGGTGACGGAAAAGGCTTCGTATGCAACAGTAGTGAGATTGAGCAATTTTATCCGCTAGACTTAACTCATACTATTTTAGAGTTCAATGGCGGTAGTAAAAAAGTGGTTGTAAATAATGATATGCGACAAGTAGCAAGCTCTATTTTTCACCATTGGCGGTTGATAAATGACTGAATCGAAGGAATTAAAAATGACAACTAAACACACGACTGCGCCTTGGATACTGCACAAATTAAGCGTTGAAATGGAACGCATTGACGGTGACGCTGAAAGATACGCCGAAATGGTCGCAAACTTAAATGAATGATGACGACGAAAGCGGTTGGGGCTATGACGGCATCGACGATGATGCAGAACATGACTTATTCATTAGCTGCCTTTCTACTAATGAATCACAAGAACAAGATTTAGGAGTGCAAAATGATTGAAGTAAAACAAGCAGTAATCGGCAGTGAAAATGTGAGCTGGGTATCAGCGCGTGATTTGTATGTAGGGCTAGGATTGCGTAAAACCAACTGGTCAACCAACTGGTCAAGATGGTCGAAAGATAACATTGAAGAAAATCAATTTTTCGTGCAAGGTGTTGATTTTGTTAAACTCGTCACAGCGACGAGCGCAGAAATCCCCAACCCACCTAAAGATTATGCCATCACTATTCAAATGGCGACACACTTATCAATGATGGCAAAAACAGTTAAAGCGCATGATTATCGCAACTACTTTATCGAGTGTGAAAAACAACTAAAGCAGCCGCTTTCACATCTTGAAATCCTTGTGCAATCTGCAATGGCATTAGTCGAACATGAAAGAAAAATGAAAGCGTTATAAGACTTCCGCATCACCCGATGAGTATTACTCGATTTCAGGCTATGCAGGTTTGCGCGGCGTGAATGTAGATGTTCACAGGGCGGGGCGGTTAGGAAAGGTGGCGACACGGTTCTCAAATGACTGAATCGAAGGAATTAAAAATGACAACTAAACACACGACTGCACCTTGGATACTGCATAAATTAAGCGGTGAGATAAGAACGCAAGACAACTTAAAAGTGATAACGGACATAAATTACAGACTTAGGGATGGGTGTGGCGAAGCCAACGCAAAACTTATCGCCGCCGCACCTGATTTGCTTGCTGCTTTAATCGCTTGTGATGAAGCAATGGAATATATCAGCGAGTACGACATCCCCCTGACTTTGCAGCAACAGGTAAAAGACGCAATCGCTAAAGCAACGGGAGAATTAAAATGACACCTGAAAAATTGCGTGCATTGGCTATGAAGTTAATGTCAGTGCCAGCAAGTCATGATGAAGCTGTTATTGACAAATGGCTTGAACAAAACCAGCCCGAACTTGTTGTGGGGCTTAGTGATGAGCAGATAAAGGACTTTTCGCAGCTGTACGGTCTTACAGTAACGCAGCAGGTTCGACTAAACGTGAATCTCACCAACTTCCTTAAAACCCAAACCTTCTCACAAGTCCGCGCTTTTGATGATAGTGAGTTGTCTGAAAAGTACATGACTCTTTATGATGACTATCAGTCACTTTTGGTTGATAAAGCAAACACAAGTCAGTTTGAGCCTAACTGGGATGATGTACCCGTCACAGCAAAGTATGTGCGAGTAGTTTTATCATATTTGCGTGAAGATTTTATGTCGGTTTCGAGCGATGAGGTTCTTGCACAATTTGAACGTCCGAAGCCAAAAGTTACAGTCGGACAGGTGTGGAAATTTGTTGCAGATGACCAAGATTTTACGGTTTCAGAACTTGCGGCTGTATGGGTAATTGATAAATTTGTAGGCTGTATCGGCGTTAAGAATGCTTTTGATGAATCTTGCTTTTATTCGCATGAGGATTTCCTCGCTAAATTTGAGAGAGTTTCAAGTGATGGATAATTTTGAGGTTTACACAGCAAATGGTCAGTACCGAAAAGTGTTTATTGACTCTTGTTTCAAAGAATTAGAACGGGCAGTAGCTTTACAGGCTATTGCTCCATTAACACCCTGCCAAGCATTTGTACTAGATGCTTTACAGGACGAGTTTCAGAAGTATTTGAAGGAGGCAGCAGATGCAAATAACAGCTAAAGAATTCTCGGATAAACACAACATAAAATACGTCACGGTAAACAAACGCATCCGCGAAAGACGTATACTTTGTCGGGGCTACCAGAAAACCTGTGCTATCGGGGGTTTAAGTCGTGTTTTTGAAGAAGCAGATTTACTCAAAGCAGTAAGTGAGTTTAAAACCAGACAGGAAGGTGAAGTAACCCTTCGGGAATACTGTGCGGAAAAAGGTATCAAGCACTCTACCCTGTACAATCATGTAAAAGATAACTATGTCAGGCAGTATGGTCTTGTTATCACTTCTGATACGTCAGGAAGAAAACAGATTTTGTACAAAAGACAAGACTTAGACAAGTTAAGAGAACGTGCTTACCCGAGGAGGGTTATAAAATGATGAATTTACAAAACTTGAAGCAAACAATGTCTTCCCTTGAGATTGCAGGGTTGACAGGTAAAAGACATTCCGATGTTTTAGAAACTATCCGAAATGTGTTTTCTGAAGGGGGTATTTTGGCGGCGGAATTTACCGCTGCGAGAATTGTGCGGGGAAAACTATTGATTGACGAACACATGAGGTAGAAGCATGAAAGTTAAAATCAGACAAGAAGCAGGGTACGAATGGGCGTTAATGGGTATGTCCTTTTCTCACTTTGCTGAAGATCAGCCTGTCGATGATTGGTGGGCAGTGCAAAAACCCAAAGCCTTCCTCCGCGCAGAAAAATTAAAGGATAAAGACGGCGGTCATAACAAGTTTCTTGAAAGCATCCAAGTATGGGTCGAAATTAAGGCTTCTCGGGCGTTCTGGTCAGAGTTTGATACCTATAGAGCAGGTGTGACGAAGCAAAGCACTAGCACGATGCACACACTATCAAAACGCGCTCCCTTACATTCAGACTTTGAAGAGGGTACACCTAAAGAAGTATTCATTGATTTCCTGCGGCATTTTGCACAGCATCATCATGACATAGTTACGTTGAAGAGTGGGCTTCCTGAGGGGTTCTTGCAACGGCGAATGGTTTGTACGAACTACAAGACTATCAAAGGCATTGTAGCCCAGAGAAAAGCTCACAGGTATAAACCCTGGCGAGTGTTCATTGAGGCTCTAATGGAGCAACTGGAGCATCCTGAGTTAATGTAAACCCAAGACCCACTGTAAAAGGTGGGTTTTCTGTTTGTAATAAATTTTTGCCAAAAGTTAAAGATTCAAATTGTCTCGCGGGACTTTTGGGGGGTCCAGCCGAATGCGGGTTGCAGAGGACAGGTAAGGACGTGAGAGGGTGGCAGGAGATTATGTTGGGCAATTCAAACAACTTGTTGCAAGATTGATACACTCCCCACCTCTTTAATATATAATATATATAATATAATAATTATATATAATAGACAGACGCTTGCCTCGTTTTACTTCCTCTGTAACCCGCATTCCCCTGTTGCCTATCCCAGCCCCGCGAGACAAATTGGATTCCTGTTTTTCTGAATTTGTAATTAAAAAGACAGGGTGTGGTCAAATTGCAACAACCGCACCCATATTTGAGACCCCTCGGTTCGGTTAATTTCCTGACCTACCACAGCCCCAACATTTTTATATGTTCTATGTACTCTTTTGGGATAGATTTATCTATCTCCTCCCCGTACTGTTTTCTCAAATCTATGTAGTAATCCACTTTGCTTTGTTTTATCTCGCGTGGCTCTTGTATCGGTTCGGGAGGTACTTCCACCTTTTCAATAGTTGTTTTTGTTTGTGCAAGGTACTTGGCTAACCCCAACTGTATTTTTTCCATAGCCGTAGCAACAGGTACTTCTTGTTCAGCCAGCCTCTGAGCTACCTGTGATGCCGTTTCACCTGGACGTGCCGCTTTCTTGATTTCCTCCATGTCAACCCCGCCAACTTCATTTTCCTCCTGCGCTTTCTTTTTCTTGAATACGGGTTTGGCACGTTGCACTTTCTGAGCCATTGTGAACACAAATTTAAAACTCACAACTTTCTTACCTTTCTTAATCTGTGTGTACGCCGTGGTCATGTCGGTGTACTGGTTTATCTCCGCGACAGCCACATCCAAAACCCTTGCTTTCAAATTATCAATCCTCGAATACGATTCGGGTAACTCAAGTGTTTCCCTGAGCCAAGCTACCGTCAACGTTACCTCGCTGCTCATCGAGCTTTTTAAAATCTCATACAGGCGTATCCCATAAGACGAGCGTAGGTTCAGAACGTTTTCAAGTTTGTACTGCGTAAAATTACTTTTTATTTCGCTTAGAAACGGAATGATAAACGGAGCGAAGAACAGGTCAACACTGCCTGTTTGAGGGATATAATCCACAGAATGCACCCATCGGGTATTTCTTTCGCCTGATCGGCTTGAGGGTTCAACAAACGTTACCCAACGTTCCGACAGTCTAACGAGGGCAGACTTTAGATTAGCGTACATATCAGCATCGCTGTCGGTATCCAATAAGTCCCTGAGGCCTTCTACCGACACCGAGAACTTGTCCAAGTGGGATAGGGTACCTTTTGAGTTCACCTGCGCTATGCAGGCTAAAACAATGCGGCTTTCAACTAACGACAGCTTGTATGCGGATTTAATCAAGTCGTTGTGTTTTACGACTACTAACTTTTCTTTTGAAACGTCCATTACGTCACTCCCAGTGGTAAAGCGCGAGTGTACTACAGTTTTTATTTTATGTAGTAATTATTACTCCTACATATAAATTTTCCAGTAGTACCAAACCGATAAAATGTAGGAATGAAACCGATAAAATGTAGGAATGAAACCGATAAAATGTAGGAATGAAACCGATAAAATGTAGGAATGAAACCGATAAAATGTAGGGTTATAACAGAAAAACTTCAACAAAATCAAAGGCGAGCGGTGCGCTTAAAAACAAAAAACAGAAAAATTTAAAAAAGCAAAGAAGAAAAATCCAAAAAGTAAAAACAGCCATAAAATGTGTGCTAATATCTACCCTCAATTAACAGGAGACTTTTATGATTATTGTTGTCGGCGGGGAAAAGGGTGGTACAGGGAAAACAACGTTAGCTACGAACTTGGCGGTACTTCGTAGAGATGCAGGTCACGATGTATTACTTCTTGATGCAGACCCACAAGGAAGTGCGAACAATTGGTCACAGTTCCGTTTGAACACCGACCTCAACCCAATCCCCTGTCTCCAAAAACTTGGCAACATCAAAGCCGATATTGCAGACCTGAAAACACGCTATGGCGATATTTTTATCGACACAGGTGGAAGGAACTCGGAAGAACTGCGTTCTGCGCTCGTTGTAGCCGATGTTTTCATCACACCTATCCAACCATCACAGTTTGACATTTGGTCGCTCTCAACGGTCAATGAGTTAGTTAAAATACCCAAACTGCTAAACCCTGCCATGCGTTCTTACGTTATAGCTAGTCGGTCAGTAACTAATACAGGGCAACAGGAGCTGATGGAGATGCGTTCACTCCTTGTTGAGTTTCCTGAATTAACATTGCTTCGTACTATTATTCGAGATCGTGTGGCTTTTCGTAAAGCTGCCAAATTTGGAAAAGTTGTGACTGAGCTTTTACCTGAGGATAAGAAAGCGTCAGAAGAGATAAGCGCGATGTACGTTGAAGTTTTTGGTTAGGGCGCAATTTTGCGCCAAACTGACGTAACCACTGATTCTAGTGATGTACAGACCTAACGGAGGCAGAAAGCCTCAGAAGAAATATCTTCCAGGCATGCTGAAGTTTTTGGGTAAAGCGAGTATAGTTCTTCTTGAGTCTTGAAAAGCTCGAAAAGCGGAATCCACCCCGTTAGTTAGTGGAAATTCTTTTACCCAGAAATAAGTTTAGGGTAAATGGTTTGCCTCCCCAGTAATGACAGGCGCAACTACTTTTCGTTGTTTTCAAAGACCATTTATCTTAAACTTATTTCTCGGAGTATCTCATGCTACACCTGCTTCACTAAGTTGAGTTTTTGAAATAGAATTGAACTGCTAATTTGAAGCAATCGGAGAATGTTATGCAAAAGAAACGAAACCCAAATGATTTTATTCCGTCGCCAGCCATAAAATACCCCTGGCTTAGTCCGAATGTTAGAGAGGATGTTCAAAGACCGTTCAATCTTAGACTTTCCGAACCACAAAGAATGAAGTTAAAGTTCATTGCGGAAAATACGCCGCCCAGTATGCAGCAGTTCTGTTTGGATGTTTTGGATAAGGCAATAGAGGAAAAGATTTACGAACTAACATCAGGTCGTTTCAGATAGATTGATACCATATCATTCGAAACGGTAGACAACAAAAAGGGAAGTGTTTAACTATCAAACACTTCCCTTCGCTTCACAAAAACATCAATTTTACATAATGACCATTACGCGCATCAGAATCGAACCGAGCCTTCTTTCAGCTCTTTGTCTTTCAACTCTTCAATCGCCATCACAGTCCCTAATACCTTTTTTCCATCAAACTCGGTAACATAATGTGCCGATTCTACTGCGCTAATTTCATCTTCGTCTACATCAATGTAGATAAAGTTTGCATTAGGTAACAAGTTTTTTACATCAACATATTTCATACTAATTCCAAAATTGAAAAGCGTCATTTGACGCATAATTACCCAGGAGACCTGAGAAGTTTTTAAATCCTGGAGAACCCAGGAGACCTGAGAAGTTTTTAAATACTGGAGAACCCAGCATATTTTTCGTAAAACCTAAACTGGGAAATCTAACACTAGAATACTCATTCCCACCGTTAAATGAATACCGATAAGAACTAAGTTTGACAGTCTTGGTTCCTGAATACTCATTCCCACCGTTAAATGAATACCGATAAGAACTAAGTCCGACAGTCTTGACACCACAAAAATAAGGCACTCTGGCTATTCTTACGGAAGAGCTAATTCTGACAGCTTTAACTCCTGAATAGTTATTTCCCCCGTTCTTTGTGGAAGGGGTATAGCCGATTTTAGGGGCCGAAACCCCTAAAAATGTCCTTGATCGAACAGCTTTAACTCCTAAGTAGCCGTTTCCCCCGTTCTTTGTAGAAGGTACAGAACTAAGTCTTGTTGCGCCCAGACCAGAACAAGATAATTCAATGTATATTAGAGCTATCATGCTACTAGCGTCGCCTGTCCTAATTGAACGGTTGGTAAATTCCATTCACCGTTAATCTTCGTCCAAATTCTAATACCAGAATCCATACTAGAAATAATTTTTGCACCATCAGACCAGAATGCACAAGCTGAATTACTGTTTCCCATATTCCCCCCAGTTAAATCAGCCCACGTTGTGCCTGTGTTCAGCGAGCCTGTTACGGTATTTCCGAGTGAAACAGCGAAGCAAGAAAATGCGTTGGCAGCAGTATTTCTAAGAAGCGTGAACATTACGCCATTTATCTCAATAGAAGTCATCTTGTATGGAACTATACCTATTGAACCAGGGGATGTTACATTCAAAGCAAAAGTTGCTTGAGCGGTAAAATAGGGCAAATTGACTTGTGTGTTCTGCACGCTAGTTGCTGATTGCAGTTGAGAAACAATAAGAGTGGAGTTATCAATCAAACTCAAGCCTACTTGCCATGTTACATACGCTAATGCAAGGTAACTAATAGTGCCTGATGCAGATATTTTAATTAACTTGAAGTTTGCTGCTGTTGCTACCACAGGAGCAAAATAAACATTACCTTTGTCGTCTACCACGGACTCAATGATTCTAGCCGTCGCTTCTGTAAAGGTTGACAAAATAGCAACACCGTCCGTGAAATCGCCTTCAATGCCAGATTCAAGCGCAAAAGGAGATTTAACGATGCGATACAATGTTTGTGTGGCACTTGCGCCATAAGAGGCACAAACTATCGTATCTGTAGATAGAGATAGTGTTTGCAAGCCGCCAGATATAGCCAAACTGGTTAGACTATCATCTACAACGTTTAATCTTGTTAAGCCCAAAGAAGTTGTGATATACACATACTCTTCGCCGTCATATTTCAAGTCATACAGAGTTGGCGAACCTTGTAGCGCAATATCTGTACTCGCTGTCGTGAAGGCACTAATCTTTACAAGTTTTGAGCCACCTTGAGTAATAAGATAATAGTTTGCACCAGCAATTACCAACTGTTCTGGACGCAAACCATTGCTTGCAACCACGTCTATTTTTATCCATGAAGTATTGGCAAACATGGATGAAATCGTATTTGCTTGGGGCTTGTGATGAACGTTCAATAACCAATGGTCTTTCAATGTACCTGCATTTGAAAAGTTTCCATCCGAATCCACCGAAAGTTTAATCTTGTTCATGTTGCCACCAGATGGGGCTAACATTTTTAAGCCATAAATTTGACCATAGTTCGTCACAGTCCCAACGTAATCAATAACTGGTTTAATTGGAAGCACAAGTCGTCTACTTGTGTCCCAGTTGGAGTAAGCAAACTTATTTGAAACATTGGACAAATAATAGGGCATAGACACAGCGGAGGTGGCGAGCCAATGTGGAATCTGAGTAACGCCATAGTCGCCAGCCATGCCTTTGGCTGCGTTTACTCCAGTAAGTCCTACTCTTGTTCTGGGAATAGAAATTAAAGTATGGTCGTAGCCAGCCAATGGTTTCGTAGCATTGGAAGATGCGCCAATCATCCACAAATTGGAACTAATCCAACCAAAACAAGGGAATCCAGCAGCACCTGTATCAACAGGGTCTTCGCGCTGCATTTCAAAAACACCCGCCCACATTGAAGGCTCACCGTTTAAGAAGGTGGTGAAGTTTACCCAGCGCGGATGTACCATAATAATCAAATCGCAGGCGGAGAGGTTGTATCCAATCGGCGCACAATTAAAGAATGTGTAGCACTCATTTGTTGGTGTGTGTGTTGTGGCATTCCAATCTTCGCAACAAGAAGTGTTTAACTCTTGATGCGCCGTGTCCCAACGCAAGATTGCATATTTATATGTGATGGCATCAACATTCAAGGCTTTAAAAACCTGCGTAAACACCATGCCAGATTTAAAAGAATCATGTAGTAGCCAACCTGTGCTAATTACAGGATTGAGGCCTAGCATTGCGGCAGCAACGGCATTGGTGAGATTTATTAGCGTGTTGCCTAAGCCACTCGTGGTAATCTGAACAGTGTTGTCAGCAATTTTTGTAACCGAAATAGTCATATTTTTCTCATTGATAGTTAAGAACTAAGGATAGGTCTGACCCGCTAATCGCATCAACATCTACGGTTAGATAATCAGAAGTAGATACAGCAAAAGATAAATCCCCCAAGTAGCTTGTGAAATTATTAGGTTCCAAAGTAATTGAGGCTAAAAAAATTCCATTAGAATTAACTTTAACGCTTATGGGGGATGTCGATACGTTGCTTACTTGACAGTGTAGCGATGTTATTATTACGTTTGCCTCTGGGTACCATTTAACCTTTCCTGGTTTTGAATTTAACTTTCCAATCCAGTTAAATGTTTTTATTCTGTAGGTTGTCCCAGTATCGCCTTTCAGCCCTTTCTCTGCCAGTAACTCCCAATGAGCCAAATCAAGACTCGGTACGGTTGTCCCTACGCCTGAGATTGTGCGGATATAACTAGAGCCGTTGTGGCTGACTATATCGAGTTCTTTATAGCTTGTGTTTGAAGCCCACACGCCCTTCGGCACAGGTCTTATTCTGCCTAGATTTGTTATTGTCATATTGTCTCGAAACTCACTATAAATTCTCCATCCACTAGAGAGGGGGTCATGGAAGACAAGTGGGACACAACAAGTTCGCCGTCATTCAGACTAAAATTTGCCACCATGGCGACTGTCGTTCCTGAACCCGAACCTTCCGACGCTCCGATAATTGTATCTGTGTCGGAGAGTTCTTTTATTTGCCCATTTATCTGAACTAACGGCCTTCTAACTGCCATTACGCCAGCTCAATAGGGTCTTTGAACTCCACATTGACACTTGTTGCGTCAGTAGAAACGCCAATACGCTGAACTATGTTTCCCGTCGAGCTTGGTGGTGTTGAAGTAAACCCACCAGCAGTTGTAGACAGAAATAGGTTCCCAACAGTTGCGCCTGATACAGCAGTATTGTTACCTTCAAAATAAACCAAAGCAGAAGTACCCGAAGAAAATGCCGACAAGACAAAACCGTGCGCTTCTTTTCCAGCTGTAGTTGCATCAGCCTTTCTTACATTTGCAGTTCCTGCATTGTTCCAGACGTTTACAAAGTTGCCAGCAGACAGGTTTTCACTTGCCAAAACAGACTTAATATCTGCACCGATACCGACAGGCATAAAAGATTGGTCAACCCTACCAGAAGCGTCCGTCACTACCACCTTGCCTGAGTCGGAAGCCCCCAATGAAGCCTGAATACCTGCCGCGACAGATTTGAATACGCCGCCCACCAACGTTACGAATTGTTGCATGATTACTCCAAAGTTATTGGTTGAGAAATTGAAATGATTATTGAGTCTGTCGAAGAAGCCACACCAAGTTGTTGATGCACGCCAGACGTGACAGGTACTTGGGTTATAAGCCCGTTCAGCCCAAGGTAAATGGGTAGTCCAGGTAGTAGGGCGTAGAAACCATTTAAAGTACCTTCAGAAATAATTTTTATTAGGCTACCCAAAGTGGCTGATTGGAATGTAAATCCTACCACCTTCCCAGAATCCAAAGTATTAGAGCTATCAGCATAGTTACACCCTGTTGAAGTCACTTTCACTACCCGTTGGCTTCCTATATCTACATCTGCAAGCAGAGAAAGATTGCCAGGAATAAAAACCCCTGGAGGGCCTTGAATACCTGAGGCTACTATGACTTCATGTATGTTAACAACAGGAAAAGTAGCCTGATTAGGCTGTGCAGAAATAATGAAGTTTTGAGAGTTCATCGAACGATCTCAACAACAGGTTCTAAAATGCCTGTCACCAAAGTAGTGGTGATACCCGAGGGTGAAGTGACTTCAACGCCAAACACAGCTGTTTTGCAGGTAAGAGTTGAGGTAACTTCTTTTGGAACGTTTAGCTGTACGCCTTGCGCTCCAACAACAATTCCGTCAGGTGTTTCTGCATTGGCAGTGACAATGGTTAAACCACCATTGCCTGTTGTCAAGTCCCAGCCAGGAAGCACGTCCTCACTCAAGGGTGACAATCTTGCTTGTGCGTGGGCAGTGAACCCTGTCATATCAATAACAGAATTGTCTTTTCCGAGGTAAAAGAAGATGGGGTTCAGTGTTGAACCCTTACTAAACTTTACAGTGATAGCGGGTGGTCTAAGGTCTAATACTTGCATCGTGACTCCTAAAATTTAGCCCATTATACCAGACTTACAGGGTAGTTGACAAACTGCCCTTAACTTGTTGTGGTGAAATAAACGGCGGTTGAGGTAGGGCTTGAACCTGCCGCATTGGTTGCCCACATTACAACCTTATGTTGCTGGTTACTGGAGAGCGATCCTCTATAAAATGAGGATACCGAAGTCTGAGAGTCTGTCCATGTCCGTGTAGCATCCGATGTGTCAGTGATGGTGATGTGATAATCCGCAACAGGTCCTCCAGAAGTAGACGCGCTAAATTGGATAAAGGCAAAACTCGACCCAATATAAAACGCGGATATGCCCGTGGGTGTGCCAGGCGCACTTAGATTGCTTAACGTTACGGGCGCAGAATCAGCCGTGTGTCCATTTTTTCCTATCGCTCTAACCATATAGCTGTGAGTTGCATTAGCCCCATCATGGTTGTAGGAGTAACCACCATGACCAACTGTTGTGTATATCAGACTGCCATCGCTATATATTTCATAGTGGTCGGTTCCCGCCGCGTTTGCTTGGTTTGACCATGCAACGACTATATATGTACGACCAGGATAAAGCGTAGTAGCTATTACGGTGTTTGACGGGTCAGTATAAACCGTTATCGACACGGAAGTGGCAGAATCATAAATATAACTTGAAGTTTGCGAGTTATATTTGCCTGTCGTAACCGAAATGGTGTGACCTGAACCCACCGCAAAGGCTGTAACGGGAGTTAAATGGTTTGTATTAGAGGAATCCTGAGATACCAGAGTGCCATCAAAATATACTTTATAAAAAGAGCCTGTAATCACAGTATCCCAGAATGCACCTAAGCGCGTATCTGAACACATCCATTGACGTAAATTATTTAATTTTGGGTCAAGACTGGTTAGGGTTATAGCCTCGGAATCTGAATAGTTTCCATTTTTTCCTATAGCTCTAACTTTATACTCATGAGTGCTTAGAGGGAGTGCATCACTATAATTCGTCACAAGTGCTGTATAAATTAAAGAACCATCTCGGTACAACTCATAAGTCTGTGTTCCAACCGCACTACCATTCGCACTCCAACTAACATAAATGGAAGACAATCCAGTTGAATTGGAGGTTCCCATAGTAGGCTTAGGGGGGTCAGTGTACACCACCAGCGATGCAGCCCCCGCACTGTCATAAACAAACGACGAAACAGAAGGGTCATACCTACCAGCAGTGATGCCGTAAGTGTGAGACGTACCTGCGGTCAGGTTTTGAGCGGAGTCAGTATAGCCCGTGGTTGGGCTTGTTGTTGATACTACCGTGCCGTCGAAGATTACTTTGAATACGGCACCGCTATAAGCACAGTCCCACCATAATCCAACCTGATTTTTGCTGGCTAAGTAGCTTCTCAAGTTGACAGCCGCCAAAGCAGTCGTTTGGTAATAGTTATCCGACTGAGTTGACGTGCCGTCTAAAGCCTTTGCCACAACGTATATGCAGTATTCGGTACTCGCAGCTAAAGAGCTAAAATCACATGTTCTTGCAGTTCCTGCCGAGTAATACAAAGCCCAACTGATATAGAAGTCATAAGTTACCGCACCCGTTCCAGCAGTTTGTACATTTGAACAGCTTATCGCAATAACGTCGATAGCTTTCGAGACTAAGGATATAACAGGTTTGGCAGGAGCATCGCTCTTGGTGAAAAACTTCGTCCCGTTAGAGTCTGCATACTCCGAAATGGAATTATAGCTTCGCACATAGTAATTTATTTCCGTGCTTTGGGCATACCCCGTAACAGCATAAGGACTTGTTTGTAGCCCTTTGTCTACATTGTTGATAAATACCCTGGTAGTGACAGTCCCAAAAGTGTTCCAAGAAAGTGTAAATGTTGTTTTATCAATCGCCGATGAAGATACATTAGCTGCTGGCGAAGGGGCTAGCACAACCGTCACCACATTCGAGAACGTTTCCCCATTATCGTGAGAGCGCGAAACTTTAACATCATAACTCGTTGCAGCCGACAACCCATACTTGGATATGCTGCCAGTTGAAGTGACTGAAGAATCATAAACGCCGCCAACATAGAGCTTAAACGTGTTAGACGCAACACCTGTATAGTTGGCAGTAATGCTGTTAGCTGCCTTTGCTACGGTTATCGTAAATGCAGGATAAAGCGTCCACGCTTCTCTAAGAATGAAATAACTTGATAGGGCGTAGACACCAACAGTAGTTTCTTTTGCGGCTGCTATAGTAAGTTGATATTTGGTATCAGCTGTTAGCCCTGTCATGGTAACTACTTTAGGGTCTGCTGTGCCAACACGGTTAATTAACGCCCAACCAGACATACTTATTGTAGTTTCTGACGCAGGTGAGGCGGGTATGGCAGTAGACACAACGCCATCTTTTTTGACAAAATAATGTGTAGCTTCTGGCAATCTTGAGAAATTTAAATCCACCGTCGTCTGCGTAAAATTAGACAACCAGAAATTAGAAATCTGTGACGGAGAAGTCCACCCCGTAACGGTACTCGAATAAGCCGCCTCACCTCGTTCATTGACAGCCTGAACAGAATAGACGTAACTTTTTGCTTGGGTAAGCCCTGTGTCTGTGTATTGCCCTGTAAGTCCAGAAATTATTACATTGTCACGTTTTAGATTATAAGTTGTTGCACCAGCCGAAGCTCCCCATGAAACAGTAATGCTTGTTGCTGTTGCAGAGATAATATACGGGGCAGGTGTTACTACAGCAGGCAGTGCAGGCAAAGATAACCCAGATTGATTGATTGTCGCTGAATCCGCATTGCCTGTCTGCGTAAAGTAAGCATACATCGTTGCTGATACAGCATCACCACTTACCGCCTTAGAAATTACTACAGAATTAGAATTCGGAGAGATGTTGATGTTTGTCCAAGTAACACCGTCATATCCGTACCTTGCTCCAACCGTAATAGAGTTTGGATTATGTATTGTAAAATCAATAGAATTTACTTTCTTGACAAAAGCTATCGTTGGGCTTTGCAATATAGCCAACGACGTACCCTCAAGAAAAGCTGTAGAGGAATTAACTCGACCTGTTGCCGTGCTGTACACAAATAAAGTAACTTTTGCGGCACTACCTACCGCAGGACGTGTAGCAGTAGCCGTGGAGTTTGCGCCAATCGTTACGCTTGTCCAAGTGACATTATCTATCGAGTGTTTTGCTATTATGCTAAAAGAGTTGTTGTTATGAATTATAAAGTTGACAAAATCCTTCCCACTAACGAAGGTAATGGCGGGTGTAGGGACTTTAAACCAGGTCGTAGCCCCAAATATAGAGGGTAGCGAGTTTCGGTACCCTGACGTAGTTGTTTTAGCCGTGACCAAAATGTCGTAATTTGTGCCTGGATCTAAATTCGTAGGGCTTGTAAAAGTCCTTGTCGTCTGATTGGTAGCAGTTCCACCATTAAACGATACATCATAAGACGTTGCGACGGGAACAACCCCCCAAGCGTATGTAACATAATTACTATACCCCACCCCAGACAACACTGGAGTAGCCAGGGATATTAACGAAGATGTACTGTACCCTTGACTAAGACTGATAGCCCCAGAAACCCAATTAAACAAACTTTTAACTGCGGGATAGTCCAGACCAATCTCAGCACTGGATGCCAAACCCAACTCAACATTCACATCCGATAACGCTATTTTACCGCTACTTTGCAAGGTCATTTTGTAACCCCTCTATTTGCGCCTGCTGTGCCTTAACGCACTCGATAAGCAGTGGGATTAACTTTTTGTAATCAACTGCAAGAAAGCCTGTTTCTCTTTCGTGAATCGCTTCGGGTAAAACCGCTAAGACTTCTTGAGCGATCACACCTACATCATTTTGTTTAAAAAACTCCTGATTTTGTTTTTCATAATAGTCATCAACCCATCTGAAGTTGTTTCCCGACAAGCTCATTAGTTTTTCGATTGGATTTGAGATTGGCGTTATGTTTTCCTTTAGACGCTTATCCGAACCATCATAAGCCGTGACGTTCCCGCTACAAGTGATAGAGCCTTGAACCTTTAGACTTTCCGTCCCATTGCACATATCCACCATCTGCGCTCCGCTAGTCACTCTTGCTCTCCCAACGGCATCAATAGCATACACCCCGTTGCACATCCAAACGTTTCTAGTCGTACCTCTAAAAGTGTCCTGAAAATTAGCACAGTATCCCGTTTCTTCTGTTGTGGAAGCAAAGGAAACGTTTAGGCTGGTCTGTGTTGAAATCCCCGTAATGCCCTCTGAACCCGCCTTAATTCCTGTATTGTTAAAGAAACCGCAGTAAGAGTAACTCGCAGTACCTGCGACACTACTGACATTAGCCACTCTGCCAAGGTAAACTGCTAATTTCGCCGTGGCAGAGCCACCAAGCGCGCTAGTTGTGACTGACATACCAGAAATGGAGGTTTGACTGGGGATTGCACCCGCAATCTCAGGAGAGGGGACATTTGAGTGAAACCCAGAAGTGTTGGAATATGAACTTTCAGAACCTGCCCGTGTGCGCTTGTTTCTTCCATAGTAGGCGTTGAAAGTGTTTGCAAGGAATACAGGGTCATAGTTTAAAATGTTAGTTTCGTTTGGCGAGTTCTTCCCCATGTCGCCCATCGAAGCGATTAAACCATACTCTGAGTACGCCCTAAACTCATGGCTGTCTACATCACCTGTGCCAGGATTAAAAGTGTCGTTGATTGTCAAGCGTGACCCAGCAGACACTGAGTGTAAATGACCTACGTTTGACGTGAATGCTTCAAGAGTATCCACTTTAAACAGAGAAAGATAAGGTTGGTTCCACAATGTATTAGTGCCGTCATACAGTCCGTCCATCTGGAATTGCTTTGTTGCACTAGCAAACGGCGTGCTTTGCCAAGTACCCGTAGGTGTTGAGCCAGTCACCATAGTTGGGTAGGTAGTATTGCCCACAATGGACTTTGTAGTTTTTCCGCTATCAGGGGTAAATGTTGGGTCAACTGTGCTTGATGGATAATTAGCGTAAGCTCTAGTAGCTGAAACGCCTGAGGCACCTTTACCACCATCAGAAACAAGCATTATTGTTTGAGTGTCTAAGGGGAAATTACCCGCCATGTCCTGATAGGCAGTGATTTTTATTGCACTTGTTACCGTCGAGGTGTCAATAGATTTGGTTGTGGCTGAAGCGGTAATCACTTCAGAACCCGAGTCTATTTTAACTCCCCAGCAAACTGCCGTTTCTTCGTTGATAATCGCACCCTGAGTTCTAAAACTACTCACAATCAGGCTTGTTGGAGCAATCACCCCCGTGCTTAACTTAACAATAACCGAATTAGAGAATTTGATGTTATAGACAGCGGGAGACGTACCATCTGCACCATTAGTACCGTTTGCACCATTTGAACCGTCCGCCCCCGCCAACACTTTAGACACAGAAAATCTTTTCGTAATTGGAGAATACCCAACCCTTGATGCGGTAATATCGACATAACCTGTGGGCGAAGCCATAGTGGCAATCGTAACGGAGTTTGTATTGGTGCCTGTAATAGTGCATCCTGATACAAATGTAGAAAAGCCCCAGTTTGCTGTATCGTCTGTAAATCCATCAAACACAGACATTGTAGAAATTCCGCCAGCCAGGCTCGTGGTAGTTCCATTGCTATCGCAAGGAAAAGTCTGCGAGTCATTACTTAGCATAGCTACAGTTGCGCTAGACCCAGCTTTTGCCAGCACCCCCCATGCGTTGGTATCAGTTGTTGGGGCTGTAACACCGTTGTACAAAGCTATATACGAGCTACCACCTGTCTCAACCATATCCCCTTTAGTGTATACCCCAAAAGCGTCCCAAACCCCTTTTGGTTCATTTTTTGTTGAATAAGGCTCTGGTTTTCCGTCACCAGAAACCCCCGTTGCGAAGTCAACGGTAACAAGAGACCAAGATTCGCCTGTCCAGCGATAAGTGAACCCTGGCAGGAGGTATGTTCCTGTCTCTGTGCAATACACCCCTACCGCGCTTGTATTTGTCCATTCGTCACCAGCTGCAACGTAGTCATCTGCCCCGTCTCCATTGTGGTCGTAATCAATCGTTACTATATCTGTCATGTTAGTCCCTTCTTATTTAGAGATTTTTGGGGCAGCGGCACCACCAAAACTTGTTTTAGTGAACAGGTTAAATGTAACCCAATTATCCCATATTGTTTTACGGGTGTAGTACACAAAGGCACTTTTATCGAGGTACTTTAAGATAGTTAATGCCTTCGCAGGCGTTACGAGTCCTGTGTTTGCAGTAAGAAGCTGAGACCGCAATTTCCACGACCCGTTTTGTGCAGCGAACAAATAACAGTAGGCCTTACCATCTACAGTTTTTTCCCCAATGTAAATGCTACCTTCGTAAGGGGCTATCTCGATAGTTGCAGCTGTAATGTTAGTACCCCGTCTTTTCTCAACTATGGTTTTATTCTTACCTTCCCACAAATAATCTTCGTCATTCCAAGTAACAATAGCCTTGGACGGAACGCCACTAACGGTTTTAGTCGAAGTGTTCTTCCAGTAAAACCCTGCAACGTTTGGAAGTTCCGTAAGCGAATCAAACGTGTTATTGAATTTCTTCGCTCTAAAACCTGCCCATTCAGAAACCGTGAGCGCATTCCAAACCGTTCCGTTAAATCTCTTCGTTTGGTAAGTTACCGTGTTTATCCAGTAATCCCCCTTTACAGGCTCTACGGGTGCTGTCTCTGACTTAGTATACATCGCAGAGTAAATCCTATTGTAAGTCGCAGCCCAAGCATAACTCGTGTTGTACACTACAGGCGTGCCATAGAACTTTGCTTTGTTGGCCACCGTGGGTTTTAGGTATGTTGCATCGTTTATAATTCGATAGGGGACGACGATAAAATTATAAGTATGGTTTGCACCCATATTGGGGAATTCAACACTTCTAGCTGTGTTGGACACCAGCTTAGTCCCAGAAAAAGTCGTAATAGTGGGCAAGGCTGGAACCACAGTGAGAGATTCCAATGCCACAAGGTAAACTAAAAACCCGTCTATTTTACTTTCGTTATAGGTGGACAGAACCCAGTTGCACGTTACGTCAAGAGAACCGCTAACGTTTCCAGAGAACGTAATATGGTGCGGAACAGGGTAGCCAGCAGTTGGAACCAACGTGACATCCGTCAAGGTACTATCGTTGACGGAGTTAAAATCAGTAATCATTGGCTTAATTTCAGTAGCCTTTACAATCACGCCATCACTGCCTTTCAAGTCTGCTTTTATTACTAAAGTACCTGTGTTGTATTTGTACACCCCACTTACTGAAACAGGCGAAACAAGCCAGAGTTTGTCGGGCATCCGTGAGGCTGCGGGGGCTGCGTCGTAAACTGCTTTTGAAACCTCTTTATACACAAAAGTATATGCTTTGTTGAACGACGTAGTTCCTAGATTGCTAAACTCAGCACTTTTATTAGTGCTGACCCTTCTCACACCCGCGCCGTAGACGGTTGTATGCGCGAGTGTAGCAGAAAAACTATCTATTTTATTGGTTACAACACAAGTCACAAAATTGGTATATTCTGCTGGAAGCCCACCCCATTCCCATGAAACGGTAGCATTCGTTCTTCCATCATCGTTTGCATCATTATCATAAGTAATGACAGGGATACCTGTAGCAGCTGGAACTCCCGCAGTGCTACTGTATTTTGCTGCAATGGTTGCAACCGCGTCTAAAACAGCCGTTGTGTGAGGGGCTATTGCAACGGCACCGACTAATGCAGGGTGATCCACAACAGACAAGTTTCTTCTTGCAGCTAATTTTTCGTTATACGTCGCAAAAGCAGCCTCGAAAACAGACTTGTTGGTCAGGTTATGCGTGTAAGACTTGTGGTTTGAGCTAGCTACAACAACAGTAGGGCTTGCAACTTCTCGTTTAGTTAAACCTGTGTCAAACAAAGGTGATTCGTAGATAGTCCCCGTAATCGGGAAATACGTTCCAGTCAACAGCGTAATAACTGCGTCTCTTGCTGACTTTAGAGCAGCATTCGCCGCAGTCGCGGATGCAAGCGTTTTTGGGGTTGTTGCAAGGTTATACGCTAATTTATACTCCGAATTCGCGTTATCGCTTAGGTTATCAATCCATTTCTGGAACGTGAGACCTTTTTCCATCGCAGTAATCACAGAGTCTTTAGCAATGTCTTCGATGACCGCGAGGGTATTATCTACTGTGTTCTTGAGCAATGCGATATTCACACCACTTTGAAGCAAGACAGTAGCTGGTTGGAAAGGATCTTGAGTTACAGGTGTGGAATAAATTGTAGATGCCTTTGTGGGGTTCAACGAGGCAGTTACATTACGATAAGCCCAAATAGCGAAGGAGAAGAATTTGGTGGAGGTATCGGTAAAACCGTGCTTGTAATGCGTCTGTTTAGCATCCCCATCATTGAATTTTATAATTGTCCCCGTCCCCTTTGACGTTGAGAAGGTTTGTACTGCATTCGTTTCCACTGCACGAACTTCAACCAAGAAACCATCAATGTCGTAACTATCGCCTGTACCAACATAGTCCCATTCAATTACAACGTGCGCCGTACCAAGACCCACCGCTTGAATCTGTGGGCTGTATGTAACGCTTGTTACAGGGGCGACGGTACCGAACTTCTTGTTATTGTTAGTGTCATAGTCATACTTCATGCTAGCGATACTTTCTACAGGAATACCCATCACGGTAGAACCTGCCACCATATCGTTTGTGCCAAATACGGTTAAAGCTAAGACATTACTAGCATTCTTTTTAGCCACCCAAGTTTTAGCTGTGATAGGGTCATAAATTAAGTCACCCTCTTTTGGGTTTTTCTCAAAGCCGTGATACGCACTTGTTGAGTCAAACTGCCACAGTTTAAGTGTCGTTGGGTTTAATATACTTAACCCTGTGACATTAACAGCTCGGCTAGTTGTAACTCCACCTGTTTTTGTCCATAAAGGGAAAGTGGTGAGACTACCTGTAGTTGAAGTAACAAAGTAATTCCACCCCACAGGTGGGTTTGTGGGTTGCGAGTTGTCATAAATGCTCGCTACAACTGCTTGGAAAGTTCCTGCCCCGCCTAACGTAGTGGAGTCCAAGCCTAATTTTAACAACATTTCTGTTGACCAACCTGTTACTGCGTCGGTGGGGTCAAGTCGAAAGGCATCCGAGAACTCGCAACCAATTGTTCCAAATGAGTCTACTGCCTGAACAATAAAGTAATAGGCTTCAGAGGTAGGCAGTTTGAACTTCAAAGTACGTTCAGAAGCCCTAACAAGCAGGTTAGCATCTGCGGGGGTAAAAGTAGTGGCAGCCCCTAACAAACTTTCTGCTACACCATACACCAAAACTTCTTCTGGTTTATACGCAGGGTTAATTACACCTGAAATCTCTGCTTTAGTGCGGTCTAAACGAGCTAAAGTATATTTGAACTCAACGTCTAATTCTAAGCCTTGTGTGTACTTTGGAATCAAAGATTTGATAAGCGGAGCAGGGTTTGCGGCTTTTACATAAGTGAAGGCACTGTTATTTTCTGCAATGTCAATCACACTTACTTTGAACTTTAAGAACCGTTGGGGCGTGCCAAAGTCCTCTGCGTTTAAATCCATTGAATACTCGAAAGTATCCGTCGGGCAGTGATAAACAATCGGAACTGTCTCGTTTAACGCATTGAGTTTTGTTAGTGGTTCATTCGAGGAAAAATGTACAAGTTCAATTTTGTAGTGTTTGAACCACGCAGACTTTTCTGTGTCCGAGAAGAAGGTATTTTTCTCTTTTAGAACTTTATCAATATCTGTGCTTAACCGAAGTTTGAACGAAGAGCCATCAAACTCTGTCCAGTATGTAGCTGCGTAACCATTAACAACTTTAGCTGTAGGTGTCAAGAACTGGGCAACACTGATTGCTTCAGGAACATAAAGTTCAAGTGCAGGGAATGTGCCTATCGTTGCACCAGCTAAACTGATTTGAGTAGTTGCCCACTCACTAGCCTTCAACCCCAAGACTGCCTTAACCGCGACATGAAGCACAGTATCTGTGTTACCTGGGTGGTAGATAAAACGGTTAGTAAGCGTACCAACTACTGCTGTTAAATCCCCTGCATATTGGTCAATGCGTAAGACCTCTTCGCCTGCTTGGCTATACACCCTAACCGCATAGTAGATACCCGAAGTGCGACCTAAAAGCGGAGCGTTTTGTGGAACAATTTTGTCTTGTTGCAAGAACGCATCACGGTGGTTCCAGGTGATAATTACCTGACCTATATTATCAGTAACTGCCTTTAAACCCGCCACAGGGTAAGGTTCCGCCCAAACACTTTCTACTATTTTATTGAAAACAGTCCCAGTAAGCTCCTGTGTTGTACGAGTTTTACTTACTGTGCGTATCATGAAATTAAGGTTAGTGTAATCAGGAAACTCAGCGTCAATCACACATCTGTTAAGCGTATCACCATAAAACCAAAGTGTAGCCCCTTTATAGAACTCTTTAGGCACTGTGTGGAAAATACCGCGAGTAACTGTCACAGTAGTATAGCCAACTCCAAAGCTAACTACCTGCATCATTTCTTCTACGACATCTTTACCGTTCCAACCAGAACAAACAAGGTAAGAGCCTGCTGAAACTTTATTTAGTCCAACAACAGACACCAAGGGTATAGTTGTTGTCACTTCTGGGTGCAATGCCGCGTCTGTGTTACCTGTTGGGGTAAAATCTAACGTCCCCATATACCGATAATTGTCGCCTGTTAAACTAACATGAACTTCAAATTGGTTGTAACGCACGCCAGGTGATTTCGCAAAGAAGGCAAGTACACCGCTCTCTGAATCCACATTGCTAACGTCAACGTTGTTGCCAGGGCTGAGTTTTAAACGTTGAATATCCCAGTAATGCAAGTTAAACAGTTTGCCTGCTAAAGGTACAGGCGGGTCTGCTGGATAAGCTGTTGGGTTTATGAACTCCTCCATTGACGGAGGGCCGTAGCTAACCTGGTCTGTTTTAAAGATATTCTCAACGCATTTTAACGTGATACGACCGTCTTCAAGCAAACCAAAACCAATACTAACCACGCGGAGGGACATATTTATGATGCCAAAATCCTCCCAAGTCCAGTCAACAACATCACCAATTCGCAAAGCACTTGCAGAGCGGTTGACCACCAATTCGACAGACGCTAAACTCTGACTCATTAAAGCAAGGTCACGGTTAGCAAGAGTTGCTGCTAACGCATTGCTTGTCACCATCTGATAAACCCGAGTAACTGCTACAGTATTACCTTGGATTTCTCTCGCCGCTGGGTTATGCACCGTCATAGATTTAGGTGTACCCAAAACAGAATCTATCCACTGTACTGTTAACTGGTTTACTAATTCTGAAACACCTGATCGGGTAAAGTTTCTCGCTTCAATAACATTTGTAGTGTTTAACGGTAGTTGCCCTTCATCTTCTCTCCGCAATAACTTCAGAGTGAACTTGCCTGTTACAGGCTCAATGTACAATACTGCATTGATTGTTTGGAGAATTAAACCCAAAAACTCTTCCACAGTAGACGTATTTTCCCAAACCGCTGAGATACCAAAGTTTTCTGTGTGGAGTGTTTCAGCAGCCTTTTTAAAACCCTCTCTATCAATATATGAATCTGTATAACCCATGCCCCAAACTGAGTTCGTCAAGCATTCTAAAATGATATACGCAGGGTTTGCCTCTTCTCTTGAAATACTCGTTATTGTTTTAATTGGGGTAGAAGTAATAGTTACCGAACCCGAAGTCTTAACAGTATCTACCCCATCGGTGGTGGTGGTTACTACGGGTGTCGCAGTGGTACTAGGTACTTCCGCAACTCCAGGAGTCGTGACTGTCGCAGGCGTTGCAGGCGTGCCAACAGTAGCGGTAGTGGCGGGTGTTACAGTTGTTACAGGTGCTGCTTTAGCTACAGGATAAACTACACCATCAGCACTAGAGGGTGAATTGTAAAGGGCTAGGTGTAACGCTGGAGGGTATAATTCTTTCACCCACAAGGCTCCACCTTGTCCATCATACTGGGCTTTGTAGTACCCCACCCCTTGCGCTGCTGCAACTGTAGCCAAATTGGGGTACGCATCTGAGTAAAAGGAAGCCGTGGTAGCCCCAGGTGCTACATAGTATGTAAGTTTCCCCCCCACCACGCCTAAACTTTGTAGCTCCCGCCCAGACAACATTAAGGATATTTGTGTACCAAAGCCTGTTCTTGAGAGTTTAACTAGCTTCAAGGAGTTATCGGACACGCCATAAGGGCTGGAAACAACCTGGTCATCCTTATTCAGAATAACCGCGTAGGCTCCAAAATAACTGTCGTCTCGATAAGGGACTCGCGTGACTTTGAATTTCCATGCTTTAGGTCTTGAAGAGTTGGCTTGGTAAAGCAAGTTATCCCAAAATACACTTGTTACGCCTCTAAACGAGGGCATTTTGTCCTTTTGGAAATCTGACGAGGTTGCAATTTGGTTTTGGGCAAAGGACGTGACAAATTTTGACATACCTTCTGACGTGTTAGCACCCTGAAACATAGAAACAATGTGGTCACGCAGAACCAGGTCGCCCGATTCCAACCCGTTTTTCAAGACTATGATATGTCCGAGTACCCCGCCTTCTTTTAAAATTCCGCCGTATAGGTTAGGTTGATTGATTTTTACCCTTTGGTTTACATTCAACGCGCTTTGGTTAATTACAACGTCATCGTAAGTCCGTATTTCGTGGATAGCATCAATAGTACCTTGACAGAGTACCATGTGCATACTCATATAGTAGTTATATCCGACGGTGACGGGACCGCCTGCTTCTTTACTTCCCATTTTCTTTTTCCTTTATTACGGCTTCGATGAGCTGTTTTACAAATAGGTCTTCCTGAAACGCTTCAAGGTCTCGGAGTACAAGGTCTTTTTTTATTAGTTGATTGAAATCTAACCCCAAGGCTTTCCAGTAATTTCGTGTACCTTTTACACAAAACCCCTTCTCCCGAATCAGGGTTAAATTCACAGGGTAATCTAATTGTTCCGATGTCATGTTAAGCTCTGGATTGTAACACGCTAGGGTCTACTTTATTTGAGACATTATGAGTATTTCCCCACCAAACCACATTAGGTTGGGTTACAAACCGCGTACCAAAAACAATTGGAATAGCTTTACCTTGTTCAGCAGTAGGGATATTATTTACTGCGTTTGGGGCAGGAACAGGCGGTTCGGGGTTCTTAGCCGTCAGCATGGCGTAAATACTCATGCCAAGAGAGATTACCGAACAGACTGCGGCAACTACCGCAGCTACGACTAACCATGACATGTTAGACCCCTAAACGCACAAGCGTTTTCATTGCGAACTGTTCAAAAGTGTCTGAAACAACTTCTTCTTCTATGTCTTCTAGTGTTTCTTTATCCGTAGGGATAACGTTTATAAATGTACTGTCCCGCAAAGCGTAAATAAGCCGTTTTGTCCCTGGTGGGTCTTTCATGATATGCGGAGCTTTTATCTGCATGAATTCTTTTCCGTTTGATAACCGAATCTCGCCTTGAGCGAGAATTGATATATGCTCTTTATGGTGTATCTTTCCTGTCAGTAAAGTCCCAGCAGGCATAAATAGTTCTCTAATATACACCCCATCCAAATGGTGGTGATTAACAGGCAACTCAATAGGGTTGTCACCCGCTTTCTCAAATAGATAATCTTCCACAGCCAGAATATGCGGCATTGTACCTGCAAGCGAAAGTTGAGTTGCCAACTCTTTTACTTGCAGAGAAAGTCCTTTATTTTTCATATTATCCGCCAGTAGAAACGTGAGACCCAGCGAAGGGGTTTGCAGATACCATGTACGGAAAGCCTCCAAAATTAACCGCATTGCCGCCAGTAGCCCCCTCGCCAAACGAAGCACAAGTAGTAAGTGTGTGGTCACATCCACGGAACAGTTTTATGGACGTTACAGGTGCTTCAACTGTTCGGGTTGGTATTGCTCTCGCCAAGCCTATTTTACCTTGGGTATGTTCTGTTATCCAGTAGAACGCACCTTCAGGCAATATCTGTACCATTCCACCTGTGTAATAGCCTGCTTTGTTTGAAGACGATGCAGTGGCGGGAACATCTACTGATTTTTGTAGGAAGTCAGAATTGCTTATCGTGATAACTTTTTTACCTGGTTCAATTGTAAACCCTACTGGAAATATCTCATCCCCCGCTTTAACCACCCCACAGGTATTTATATCGTATAGGCTGTGGGAACACATGGGTTCATACATTCTTTTTAAACCCGCCTTCTGAACATGGGAGTAAATAGGCTCACAGTTGATAGTCGCTTCCACCCCTGAAAAGCTACAGGTGACAATACGGCCTTGAAAAATACATACCTGGGGGGCATTCACAGCCGCAACGTTTACTCTAAACACTTTGATAAGTATCTGAAATGAGGGTGCGCCAGAAATAAACATTTGAGCAACTTCGTTATTCTTATCGACAGTAATAGTCATCATAGAACGATTGATTTCCATTGTCATCTCTGTTTCACCACGCTTAATCGTGCGGGGTCTGTACTGGTCTACCCCCACCTGGTATGTATCATTTCCAGAGGTGAAACATTCCCGTTTTTCCACAGCCCCATTGCTCCAAGAGAACTGAAAGAGTTCACAAGGCTCTAATTCTGCTTTGCGTTCCTCAGCTAAAAATGCTGCAAGAATCTCTATAGCGGGGGGTACGGTAGATCCAGGTGTCACGGTGGTTGTATCAACAGATACAACAGATGTGGAGGGGATTGGGAAAGTAACACTGAATGCCTTTGAGGGCTTACTGGCGGAAACAAACATAGCCTTTTGTAGCGTAAGCGTGATTTCCGTTAGATTATTTCTTAGCTCAAAAAAGGTAAAGATTGCTTGCTGCGGGTTTCCAGGGGTAACAGCAATAGTGTACTGGAATCCATCAGACTCAACAGGCTGGTTAGGCAATACTGCAAAGCCCAGGGCTGCAATATCGTCCGCCCACAAACCAAGGGATAATTTATTCAACGTATCCAATAACGTAGCATCAACGCTACTTAACGTTGCAATAGACTTATACGATATATCTGAATCGGTGTTAATAGCTGCTAAAGGTGTAAAGGTGATAATAGACATAATTATTTTGTATTTAAAATTCCAGTGAACGACACGCTAACCCTAAACCATTCAGGGTTTACCCAACTAACTTCTAAAGCATCCGAGCTAAACCGCGTTAAAGTAATGTAAGAAACCCTCTCAACATCTGAAACTAAAAAACCAGAAGCAAGGGGAACTTCTATCCCAATTTCTTCTGTTCCTGTGTATTCCTCGGAGGTTATATTTCCGTTTGCGTCTATTGTTCGCTGACTAGAGGTGTAACATAGTGAGGTAATCTTAACTATTATAGCAGGTTTATTCTTAAATGCGACTAACAAATAAGGTACTTTTATTGTAGGTCGTACCATATACTTGGCAAAGCCCACATCCGTTACAAACAGCCGTTTTGAGCCTGCTTCAGTACCCCCAACAATATCCAAATCATTTTGAAACGTGGGCATATAAAATGACTTAAACTTTCCTGACATTTGAATAAAGAAATCACGAATAGAAAACTGACTTCTTCTGCCAAAGAAATCAATAGACCTTGACGTTTCAGACCGATTGTACAAGTCGTATGCCGCAACTTTACCACCATAATCGACTACGCCTGATGGGCGAGTTATGGACACCCCAAGATTAGACACACGCTCAGGTTCTAACATGAGGACAGGTAGACCCTCCAAGGTGAAAGCATTAACACTTGGGAGCGTAGCAGGAATAAAATCATCCATAATTAACTGAATCGTTCCTGTTCCCACAGACCTGTTTAACATGGCTATTTGTACTTTGTCCCGTGTACTGCCTATCCGTAAAGGCACTACCCATGTCATGTTACTAACATTAAGGCTTGGGTCATTTGCATACACCACGGTATTATTCACTTTGAGTAAACTCACCACTTCATAACTCGACTCACCGTTGTAAAACAGGTATTGCGCTGTAGCTAAGTTCTGTAAATTATTTGTTTTGGTAAAAGATTTCATCTCCGCCCAAATAGGAACTAATATCTTTCTGCCTTGCACACCATAAATAAGGTTTTGAAACGCCTGAAAACGTGTAAACGTAACGAGAAACTCATACTCGTACATAACCCTTGGCAAAATGTACAGTTTAATCCTCTGTTCACTCCCATCACGACCTACCAGGGTATCCGTATGAAAACTAATACGCTCGGTAATTGGCTTAACCCAATTTGCCATCATGGGTAACGTTTCAGGTTGTTCTGCGTAGACCCTATAATTGGCAGCAAGGTTTTGAGCCGTCTGATACGACCCAGAGGCATCAGGTGTCACCACGTTATACGGGTTGCTGCCAATCATGCCTGCAAGAATTGCAGGGAAATCTGTCGCAGTGATACTAGACAAGCCTGTTGTAACGCCAACCCAATAATTGATTTGTGGGGTAGTTGGGTTTATTCTTAAAACAATCTGGTACCCTAAAGTTATCTCTTGTGCTGTCAGCATTGTCTTATCTCAAAATTTGTTTAATAGATAAACTGTTGCGGCGAACGAATTCTACCAAAGTTTTCTCGCCCGACGCAGAAGATATATAGTCGCCAACATTTCTGTGGTCATCCACCATCACAACCCGAATAGACTGTTCTGTGGGGGCAGAAGGGGCTACAACGGGTGCATTAGGTTGTACTCGTGATGCAGCATAACTCATGGGGTCTGCAATACCACCTGTGGCGCGTTGAATCGGGAATTTGTTGGCAAAGTTCCAAGCATCTAACGTACGCTTACCAATTGCTTTTGTTGTCTTCGCATTTAAAACATACTCTCCGTTTGACAACCTAGCAGGGATGGAATCGGATGTGGTCGTTCCAGGTCCTGTGATGTAACCGTGTTGCGTTTGGTCAGGGTAAAGCTGGGTTGTGCCTGTCTTCGGGTCATAGATGGGGGTACCACCCGTTGAATAGTTTTGGACATTTGCACTCTCAACATTTCCACCCGTTGAATAGTTTTGGACATTTGCACTCTCAACATTTCCACCCGTTGAATAGTTTTGGACATTTGCACTCTCAACATTTC